TAGAGTGCCTTTATAGGATGTGATTTGAAAAGTGCGATAGAAATCGTCCTTTTCTTTTTTTATTTATATTTTAAAGTTGAATTTTTAGTAATAAGCATTAGTGTAGTTAATAAAAAGTGTCGCAAATGCTTGTATGACAGGCACTTGTGACACTTTTGTAGTTTTATATAATATAAAATGAACAATTCTAAAACTGCTCATTCTTCTCCCAAGATTCAACGATATAGTATGGAAAACCTTATTATATCAAGGTTTTTAAGTGGTGATTTCCCTCGATGCTCACATTTTGCTCACATTAAATCTTTTCATTTTTTATCAGGTGTTTTCATTAGATTTGATTATGCTCTCGAAGTTTTCCGCTGCTTGTTGCTGCATGTTCTGTGTGATGTGGCTATACTTGTCTAACGTCATTTGAATAGATGAGTGTCCTAAGCGATCTTGTACGATTTTAGGGTGTTCTCCAGCCTGAAGCATGAGTGTAGCGTGAGTATGTCGTAAGTCGTGTATACGAATTCGGGGAACACCAGCTTTTTTATAGTGATCATTCAAAAAGCGATGGGGAGCATCTATATGTAAGGGCGAATGTATCGTATTGCCAGTGAAAATATAGGCCTCTTCATTCAAGTGTATACCCCAGCGGAAAAATTCTTTCTTTTTATAGGAGTAGTAGGATTGTAACTTCCCTATAACAAAAGAAGAGATACTAATGCTTCTATTTGAAGACTTAGTTTTTGTAGCAGCTTTAAAAAGTCCTTTTTCTGTTTTTACAAGCGATTTATTAACCAGGATACGTTTATTATCAAAGTCAATATCTTTCCATGTTAGTGCAAGTAATTCTCCGCGTCTCATGCCTGTATAAATTGCAAGTAAGAAGAACATATGGTACTTAATATTTTTTTCTTTTAGATACTGGAGGAATCGATTACATTCTTCGCTGGACCATGTCTTCATCTCACCTTGCTCTTCACGTAGTTTTTTAACCTTATTCATTATATTATCATGTATGATTTCCCATTCTACAGCGTGTTTGAAAATGCATCTTAAGCAGCGATGGATATTGCTGATTGTACCATTTGACAGTCCTTTTTCTTTAAGTTCAGCATAGTAGCTTTGAATCATTACAGGTTTAATACTTTTAATTTTTTTATAACCAAATGGGGGAAGGATATAGAGCTTTACTAAGCTCATGTCTTTCTCATAAGATGTAATTTTTAATTCAGCTTTACGAAGAGGCTTTAACTTTTCCCATACATCTAAAACAGTTAATTGTTTGTCATCGAAATATATTCCTTTCTCTATCTCTGTAATCATCGTTGCAGCAGCATTTTGGGCTTCTTTTTTTGTTCTAAATCCACTTTTACTTTTTTGCTGTCGTTTTCCTGTGGTTGGATCTATACCGATATCTATCGTAAAAGACCACGCATTTCCACGTTTACGGAAACTTCCTTTCATATTCAATACCTCCTGTATCGTTATTTTTGAAAGTTACAGTATTGTGATATTTGATTCTGTAATTTACTTGCTAATAATTGATTTTTATAACGTAAAAGCCTTTTTTCAGCAAATTGTGTTGTTACATTGAATTTTTCAGAGATTATATATGCTTTTAACTGTAGGGGAGGAAGCTTTCGTAACATAAAAGTAGGTACACAAAATTGTTGTGCGAAGTTTTTAGCCTTTGCTTCTTGGTACTCCAGAAACATTTGATGCATTAATAATTGATTACCAGTATGAAATAGGATGTGACAGGTCTCATGGCCAAAATCCTCCCATTGTTCTTGCTGAGAGATACGATTATCAATAACTAAGTTAGCTATTTGATTTCTTTCCATTGCATGACTTCCAAACGGAGCGAAGTACAGCCAAATGTTTAGCTTTTTCGCAATCTCCATCATATCAATTTGCTCGGGAACAATAATAGATAAGGATTGGTACAAGTGCTGGATATAGTCTTCAAGTTGTGTTGTGTAGTAGGGTTGCGATTGAAACAAAATAGTTCACTCCATTCAAATTAAAAAAAGAACGTATGTTCTTTTTATTATAATATAATAAAAAAAGGATGTTTGGAAGGGGATTGGCATTTATAATTTAATAAAAACATAATAAAAAATTAAGATAATATATTTTACGACTTAATAACTTGTCAGGAATGAAATGTTAAGATACGGTAATGGATGAATGAAATATATGGTAAAGTGGGTTGAGAGAGTGCGGAAATGAAAACAAGCATAAAACAAAATAAGTTATGGAACATTTCAATTTATGTAGAGAGACACTGATTTCTATGGGAAAAGAAGGTTTACCTTTTTATGAAGATGAAACAGGAATTTGGAGATAGCGGAACTTGATAACTAATATTATTTTTGATTATGTTTGTCTAATTACTATATTTAAACAATTTGTTGGGTGGGTGATTTTATGAGACCAGGTGATTATATAGGAAACTATGAGATTATTAGTAAAATAGGATCCGGTGGTAATGGAATAGTTTTTAAAGTCAAAAAGAAAGATGATGGTGAATTTTATGCATTAAAAACTATTAAAGTTAACATAAAAAATTTAAAGAAAAATTTCAGAGAGCAGACCCGAATAAAAAGATTTATTAATGAAATCAATGTGGTAAAAAATGTTCAGAATGAAATACCTGGAGTACTTCCTATACTTGATGATTGTATATATGAAATTGATCAAATTACTTATAAGAATAAACCGTATTATGTAATGCCTATAGCTGTATCTTTAAAAGATAAGATAGTTGAATATGATATCGAGGAGAAAATATACTGCATAATTGAGCTGTGTAAGACATTAATCGAACTACATAAAAGAGGAATTGCTCATCGAGATATTAAACCAGAAAACATATATTGGTTAGATGGAACTTGGTATTTAAGTGATTTTGGACTAGTCAAATATCCTGAAGGAGAAGAACTTACTAAAACGCGTGAGGCCGTAGGACCTTGGACTACGTTGGCACCAGAAATGAAAAGAAATGCGAAAAATGCAACGCCTTTTCCTGCAGATATTTATTCATTAGCTAAAACGTTATGGATGATACTTACAAACAATTATAAGGGATTTGATGGTCAATATAACTATAATAATTCTTTTATCTCACTAGAGACTTATTGCAAAGATTTAAATAATCCTCATTTAACAACTCTACATCTGTTATTAAATTCAGCTACGTCTGATGAGCCCCAAAATAGACAAGATGCGTTAAGGTTTTATGAGGATTTGGAAAATTGGATTGAAATTAAAGATGATTTCGAAAAACGTTCGAAAGCAGAATGGGATTTTATTATACAAGAAATATGTCCTTCACAAGCTGAAAGCCTAAGTTGGAGAAAAGTAGACACAATTGTAAATGTATTAAGTAGTATTAGTAAATTGGGCTTCTTAAATCATGTGTTTCTACCTAATAAGGGTGGCTTAGATTTAATAGAGTGCCAACTGTCTAATCAGAAGGGCTATATAGAATTAAATTTAAATAATATTACAAGGGTTATAAAACCTAAAAGGCTCAGCTTAGAGACTTTTGATGATCCTCAGTGGAATCATTTATTCTTGGAGACTGAAGAAATAGCACCAAGTGGGGTTTATGAGTATGACATTTCAAGTAACCCAACTGAAGAATATTTATTAGAAATAGAACCAGGGAAATATATAGAGCCTTATCATGCTAATTATGGGCATTTTAAAGGAAAGACGTTGCCATCCTCTAGTAGATCAATCACATTAGGATTAAAAGGAAGTTATGTAATATTTCCTAAATATTCATTTTATAATTTAGGAATAGATGGATATGATGGTCTTCAAAATTTTTATAATACGCCTGAAAAGTTTAGGGGATTTATTGAAAGTATTATTGATAAGATTGAATGGAGAAAAAAACATCCTGAAGAAGTGGTAATGTTAGAAAAAATAAAACAACAAGAAAAGGAATTAGAAAGAAAAGCTTATGTTGCGAGATATGAAGAAGAAAAAAAACAAATTTTAAATTACTCTAAGAAGTACAATTTAAATTTTTGTGAAAATTACACTCAAATTCCTGTGGATAAATGTAAATATTATATTGAAATTGGTATTGTTCCTTCAATTACTTTATATCCAACTAAAAGATATACTTTTGAGATAAAAAAAGAAAGCGCAATAACACTTGAAATGTTATTAAATCGAGAAAATAAGTTTGAAAATTATCTGGAGTTTTATAATTGGGAGGAGGTAAAGGAATTTGTAAGTAAAATAAAAGAAGACTATAGTAATTTTATTAATCAATTTGAGATATTAAATAGTATGTATACATCTATCAGATTAAAGAGGATTTATAAACCATCAACAATATTTACACAACAAGATATAGAAAAATTAATATTTAATGCAAATGACCGAGTAACAAACCAATTAGTGATAAATCATGAGGGAGCAGTTGAACTGATTTCGATAGAATCTATTGATGATAACTTTAAACTAGATAATTATCCTGTAGTTGGCGAAGTTTTTTACAAACAAACTAATTCAGTGGGAAATACAGCAGAATATTCTTCTGGTGATTTAGAAGAGATGTATAGGTATATGTTAGATACTTGGTATCGACATTTAGTAGATGGTGAAAGGAAGAGTTTATCTGATTATTGCATGTATAGCATAGAAGAACTATTAGAAAATATAAAAATTGCAGCTCGAAAGTATAAATAGTTTTAAAGGTTATATTTTATTTTCTATTTTTAAACAAGGGTCTATTAGATTATACAAATTGGTGTGAATTTTAATTGTAACCAAAATATTTATCATAGGTTTATGAGGAATATTTTGGTTTAATTATGTATAGAACCTAAATAAGCAAACCTGAAAACAGGCTAAAGTTGCATGTTTTTAGGTTTGCTTATTTTTAAGGCTTACGATCCTCTTCTTTTAATTTAATGAATTCCCAGAATTTTTTCAGTTCTGCACGTTTCTCGGAAGAAGCGTCTTTAATATCTTTAAACCACAGGCCTAATTCTGGATCATTTATGATAGCATCTATGTCTGAGGGGCTAGTTTGTTTGAAGTCAGATCCTCTGCCTATTAAAAAATCAGTAGAGACAGAAAAAAGATTTGCTATCTTTAAGATAGTTTCCATAGGTGGTTGTTTAGTATCATTTTCATATGCTGTATATGTAGTACGGGCAACACCTAGTTGATTAGCTACATATGTTTGTGTCCATGCAGCGTTTTCTTTTTTTTTCTCTTCTCGCAAGCACTTTAGTCTTTGACCAAACGTATTCAAAGTAGTCACCACCATTGTTTTTTAATTTTACTTTTAATTATAAACGAATTTTTGTGTTACTAATAGTAACTTGAATTAATGTTCCTAAAGGAAACTTTCTGTTGATTTGTTCCTTTTAGTAACGTATAATTTCATTAAGATGTTCCTTAAAGGAACGAGGAGGTGATCATAATGAGAAATTGGTTAAAAGAATTTAGATGTGTAAGAGGTTTTACTCATCGAGATATTGCAAATAAATGCGAAATATCTAGAAGTTATTATACACATATTGAAAATGGGACAAAAACACCGTCTGTAAAAATAGCTCGAAAAATAGGAATGCATTTAAATTTTAAATGGACAATTTTTTTTGAGAAATGATGTTCCTTAAAGGAACAATTTATCCTATAAGGAGGTGATATCAATGATTAACTTCGATATCGAATCATTTCGTCAAATCATCCGAGAAGAAGTACAAAGAGCAACAGAACATCTTCAGCCAATGAAAGAATTACCACCATTTTTAACTATTACAGAATTAATGGAACTATTACATATTAAACGTACCAAAGCATCTGAGTTATTAAACCGTTCTGATTTTCCAGTATGTCGTGAAGCCGGGGTTCTTATTCCTACACACCTTCTTTTTAAGTGGATGGAGAATCACACTGAATGGGTAGAAAACAATACGGAGTATTACAATCCATTTAAAGAATCCGTCTAATAACAAATTACCATAGTAAGTTGTCACAAATAAATAATGCTTTAGGTACGAATGGGGGAAGTAAACGATGTCCATAGGAAAAGAAGTTGCTATGGCACGAAAACGAAAGGGAATCACCCAAGAACAACTCTCCTTAGAAATCCCCGTGAGTCGTGAGTCACTAGCAAAATATGAAACTGAACAGCGACGATTACCAGAAGATTTAAGAAAATGCATTACAGAAGGAATTGATGATCCGCAGTTATTTTTTAAAATGTGGAATGAAGCAACAGGTAATGTAAGTATCCCATTCTTTAATGGAGAGCATATAGATATTCATCCTACAAGCATGAGGTACATGGTCAATCAAGAAATAAATGAAGCTTTGAAACAACTCGATACGGTATGTTGGTTTAAGCCTTCACAAACTTGGTCCGAAAGTGATAAAGAAGATTTGAAAAAGGTAATGCATGTAGTCTTGGATGCTACAGGTTCGATGATGAGCCTCGTAGCGGTCCTATGTGATCAATATGGTATTTCAATGAAAGAAGTCTTTAAGTACTGGAAAGTATCATTACGAGCAAGGAAGTATATAAAAGCTTAATTTAATTATTTTATTGCGGAGGTTTAAGTTATGACGATTGATTATGCAAGTCCAACTTTAAATCAATATAAAGCTCTAATTCGTAAGGAAGCAAATTTATATGGTGATATTCGAATTGCAGCAGTTTGTGGGGACTATATGAAAGCTAGGGGTTTAAAACAAGAGAAGAAATTAATGGAGATAAGAATTCGAATTATAGAAGCAGCATTTGTTTTGAAAAACAAAAAGAAAAAAGGAAAGGCCACCGCGTAGCCTGCGATAGCCAATCATGACAATAGATGAATTGTAGCATACTTCAATTTAATGCGACAAGCAATTGTGCTTGTCGTTATGATCAGAAAGGCTGAGTTCCCATTTTTTAATAGATTCTGCTTTTTCTTTCTGTTCATAACGATGCGTACAGTATCAAATTACTAGAAATGAGGAATAAGTCATGAAATCAGAATGTAATCGTCTGTTTGATTTAGTTCTACCAGGGGATTTTACCTTTGCAAATGAATTATATAACTGCATGGTGACATGTATTCATAACATGTTCAATGCTGGTTCATTAGATGAAGCAGATCATTGGGAGAAGGAATTAAATAGATGCGCAAAAGAATTCAAGAGCCTTCGTAATGAAAAAGAGGATCACGATGTATCAAAGAGTTATCGTGTAGTTGTTAAAAGCCTTCAAGGGCAGGGGATTAATGCATCAGTAGTTAGTCGAAGGAAATAAAAAATCTATCACTTTGCAGAGTGATAGATTTTAGACTCTTATAGAGAGTCTTTCTAAAAATTGAATTGGATTAAGTATATCAAAGCAAATCAAGTAAAACAATGGAGGATGAATAATATGGCAGTTTATAGACCTGTTCAAGTTTCATATTGGCAAGATGCTTTCGTTTTAGATCTTACACCGGAGGAGAAATACTTCTACTTATACTTAATGACTAATAGCAAAACTTCTCAGAGTGGTATCTATGAGCTTCCATTACGAGTGATAGAAATGGATACAGGGTATAACCGTGAAACGGTTGAGAAGCTGCTAGAGCGGTTTGCTGATTATGGGAAAATTCATTACAACAAAAAGACGAAAGAAATTATGTTGATTAATTGGCTTAAATTTAATGCTATTACAAATTTGAATATTGAAAAGTGTGTGCTAAAAGAAATCCAGAATATTAAGTGTGAAGATTTTTTAATTGATTTTTATGAGACATGTTTAGATTTAGAACAGCAGCAAGATTTTAAAATTCCCCGTATTAAGGAATACTTCCAAGCGCGTTTTGAGTGGCTTATAAGGGGCTTCGAAGACCCTATGAAGGAAAAAGAAGAAACAAAAACAGAAACAAAAGAAAAAGAAGAAACAAAAACAAAAGAAGAAGCAGCAAGCTGCTCAAGAGATAAAAAAGTTGCAGAAGAAAATCCAATAGCATTTTATGAGCAAAACTTTGGAGTTCTTAAACCATTTGTAGCTGAGGGTATTAATGCATGGATTGAAGATTTGAATGCACAGCTTGTTATAAAAGCAATGAAAATAGCTCTAGAAAAGAATGCACCTAATATGTCTTATGTACAAGGTATTTTAAGAGATTGGCATGCTAAGGGGTATAAGAGTATTACTGATGTTGAAGCTGCACAAACTCAATTCCGTAAGAAATACCAGTCTCGTGGTGGAAGAAGTAATACTAGAAAAGAAATCGTCCCTGATTGGTTACATACACAAGATACAGAAGTGCAATCTCAGCCTGTAAAGCACGATGAAATGGGTTTAGAAGCTGAACGGAAACGTTTAGAACAAGTGTTATCTAAATATAAAAAAGAGGCTTAGGAGGATTGTAATGCCAAAGCAGTTAACAATATTTGATGTTGAGCCTGTAGTAGCATTCGATACTGAGAAAGCACACATTCATCGATTAAATTCTAAAGTTCGTTTTACGGATGTAGTTGTTCAAGTACCAAAGCAAGTAAGAGCTACAGATGAATTAAAACCAACAACAGCGCCAAATGATCAGTATGAATTATTTGAGGAATATACAATTGGAATTTGGAGATTTAAGCGAGTGGAAGATAAGCAGTTCGATTGGGAAGAAGCGGAGGAACTTTGCAAGTCTGCGAGAGATAATAAAGAACCGATTTCAATACGACTTTATTTATCATTAGAACAATCATTTATTCCCGATAATGTTGTGGAATATCTATAACAAAATAAAAAAGTCGAGATTGCTCCCGACTTGCTTCGACAAAATAATCATAACATACGGGAGTGGTCTTAATGGGAATTATTAAAGAAAATCTTGTAGAAATGAAAGCTGAAATAGATTTGAAAATAAACGGAATATATGTTGTTAAAAATGGTCAGGTCCAACTAATAGAACCACCCCAAGGTGGATTTGGTGAACAATCATTTGTATATCAAAGTGGAAAAGTAATTCGTATGGAAGAACGAAAAACACAGTTATTATAATCGAATTTGAATTTTATAAAAATAAATATTGAGGATAACCCTTATAAATAAGGGCTCCACTCTCAAAAGGATGAGAGTGGAGCCTGTGGATGAAATTACTGAGTTCTTGGGATGGTGAACACCAGCACATAAATAATATCATGAGTATTCAGAAAAAACATTGAGTAAATGTTTACGATTATTCAAATAATAGTAAATTAGTTTGAAACGAACAAAAGCGTTATTTTAATCGAAAAAGAGAATACGAACATGAAATAAGACCGTCCCCTTTATAGGAACGGCTGTACAAATATCATGTGCTGGAGGTTGCTCCAAATGGCATAAGACGTTTTCTCTAAACATTATAGACAAGAATATTTACGATTATACGCAAAAACGGCAGGCAACCGATTAAGTTACCTGCCATGTCCTGAAAAGATACGGAGGAGAGAGCTCCGATTTGAAAGAGTGAAGCCGGTGGGAAGTCGGCTTGCAGGTAGTATGTGTAATATAAAAAGGATTATTCGTAAAGGAGAATGGGAGATGGACAAACAAAAACGCATTGAAATCGTGAATTCACTTATTAAGTATCTTGCAGATTATGAGAGGGAGTTCTTTCGTTACAAGGATAGAACAGCACATTTTAAGCATGATGGTAGAAATCTATGGTTCATTGATCATGGCACGAATGTTCCGATGCGTATGACAAGAAGTTCTTACATGAACAAGAAACAGGAACATAATTTCTCTGGTGGCGGAACAATGTGGGGATTAATCAGAGATTTCACGGACTTTATATTTGGTAATGACAATTCGAACGGTAGAAATGGTTATGGAGGATTGTACTGTACTCATTGGGGTTGGTCAGAAGAAGGAATGGAAAAGATGCGTGAATATGCACGGGAAATCGGATATTTAAAAGCTTCATAAAATAGTTATCTTGTAATCAAAAATAAAATAACCCGCTAGTTATAACGGGTTATTTACACAAGGTATGCAAGAAATTCGAGGTGACTGGACGAGAGTACTCTATGGAATTCCTTGCAATAATAATGTATTCAAAAGGATCAAAAAGGTTAATGGAAATTAAACAAAATCCTTATTTAAATAAAAAGAGCGCTTTTAAAAGCGCTTGATGACCAAGATGTATATTGAAAAAAAGATTCACATCATATTGTATGTATGTTTTTAATGGTGGTGCAATTTTGAAACAAAATAGTTATTTTGGGAAGATGGAAGTTTATGTACTATATAAATTTGAAAATTATGGATAGGGAGAATGATCATAAAAAGAATATTGCATACAAAAATGCAGCATATATAATCCAGCCAAATGTAAGGGTAATGTATTTTAGAATTTTCATAATTAGTCCTTTTAGGTATAGAGTGCACCATGCTGGAGAATTTATTAATTTTTTAACAAAATTCTTATTTTAAAGCTAAAGAGCGCCTTGTAGTGCGCTCCTTATGCCTACTAATTATAAATGTTTATATTTGATCTTAGATTTCTTGCTTGGAAATAAAATACTCTTAAACAAAGTTTAGATAGACAATACAGCCCATAATTACAATATAAAACAATGCACAAAAGAAGATTAAAATGTATTTTAATGTCTTGTTCATATTAGTACCGTCCTAAAAGAGGATTATTTGGATTTTAATATGGTATGTAAAAAAGGTGCATTTATACAAGGGACGGATAGCTAGTACAAGTAAAACAAAATCCTTATTTAACAACAAATAAAAAGAGTGCATTTTTATATGCGCCCTTAGTAAGGTAGGTGAATGTTTCATGAGATATAGAAAATCTAAAAAATCGTAATCAGATTTTCACGAGTAAATTTTTAATATTGTATGCCTTACATGGAATTATGGAGCCTGTCATTAAATAATAAAGAGCGCCTTGAGAGAAAGGCGCTCTGACTAAAACTAATGTTGAAAAAGAATACCCATAATATTGTATGTATGTATGTTTTTGATTTAGGTGCGAGATTAAATAAAATCTTTATTTAAATATAAAGAGCGCTTTAAAAAGCGCTCTCTGACCAAGATTTTTAATAGAAAATAGGTGTCAGCTCACAAGGCTTAATTTGTAAGCATGAATACATGTGCAGCCCATATTAATATATGTATTTTCTTATGAAGTGTGAAAAAACATATATAACAAAATCGTTATTTTAATTAAAAGAGCAGCTAGCAAAAGCTAACTGCTTGTTAAAAAAAGAATCCACTCTAGGTTATTAACTGCTAGAGTTTCAAGAAATAAATGATTAAATTAATTTAATTTTTCAATTACAATCGAAGCATTTATATTCGTTTGTGTTCCACCTGCCAAAGTCTGCAAAGTAACTGCAGCAGCAGAAGTATGATTATTAAGGGTAATAATATCACCTGCAGCTAAAGCGATAATTGTTTGCCCATTGTTTGGTTGAGTCCCTGCACCTGATCCATAAACTGCGCTGGTAACCGGAGCGCCATTTAAAAAAAGTGTGAATTGATTAGGCTCAACTCCTGATACAGAAAAAGAAATTTTATAATCTCCTGCATTAAGAACCATTAATTGAGAAGTTCCCAGCGTATGAGTAAAACCAGATGTCATTCTACCATGTGAATTAAAAAGAATAGGTGCTTCTAAGGCAACAACTTGAGCTGCTGTATTGAAAACATAAGCATAATGAGATAACCCAGATACTGTAAGTCCGGTAGGTCCGGTAGCTCCAGCGGTTCCTGGTAATCCAGTAGGCCCAGGAATGCCTTGGATGCCTTGGATACCTTGAAGCCCAGTTGGGCCAGTCGGGCCGATAGGTCCAATAAGTCCTGGATTACCTTGAATACCTTGGATACCCTGAATTCCAGTCGCCCCAGTTATTCCAGTGGGTCCAATAGGACCAATAGGCCCCGGATTACCTTGAATCCCCTGAATCCCTTGACTTCCTTGAGGTCCAGTGGGGCCAGGAATGCCTTGGATGCCTTGGATACCTTGAAGTCCGGTTGGTCCTGGTGACCCAGTTGGTCCAGTGGGTCCAGTCACTCCGGTTGGTCCTGGTGGTCCCCCGAAAGGTCCAGTGGGGCCCGTTGGTCCTGGTGGTCCCCCGGAAGGGCCGGTAGGTCCAACAGCTCCAGAAGGTCCAGTTGGACCTACAGACCCAGGGATGCCAGGAATCCCTTGAGGTCCGGTCGGGCCAGGAATCCCTTGAATACCTGGAATGCCAGGAATCCCTTGAACGCCTTGAATCCCTTGAATTCCAGTGACCCCCGTTATTCCAGTCGGTCCAATAGGACCTGGAATGCCAGGAATGCCTTGGATGCCTTGGATACCTTGAATTCCAGTAGGTCCAGTTGGACCAATAGATCCAGAAATCCCAGGAATCCCTTGAGGTCCAGAAATACCTTGAGGACCAGTAGGTCCCAGGTTACCTTGAATTCCAGTAGGTCCGGTAGGTCCCGGAGGTCCACCAGAAGGTCCGGTTGCTCCGGTTATCCCGGTAGGTCCTGTCGCTCCAGTTATTCCAGTAGGCCCTATTTGAGGTAAAGGAAAGGAACATGGAAAGGGTATGTGACAATTCTTTTTAAATTTACTCATTTTTACACCTCCCTTATAAATTAACTAACAATTTATATTTATACTTTAACAACTTATGAGTAAACAGACACACGGGTGTAAGGAAAAAAACTACAATAATTACATAAGAGGTTTTAAGAGCAAGCCTTTATTACACATTCCATACCAAAAAGAGCACTATATATAAGTGCTCTTCAGATCAAAGCTCTTAGTGTAAAAGAGTACGTGATACCAAATGTAATTTTTTCATGGGCGTGAAGTATTTGAACAAAAAAAGCTATTTTAGTAGGGAACAAGTTTAAAAGGCCCTGGTTGACACAGGACCTTTTAAAAGGGAACAACAATTGACATGTTCATAATTATGACTGAAAGTTACTTTCATATTACCATTATTGGGATTTTAATTCTAACAATGGTTGTTGAGAAATAAAAAATTATTTGGCACAACAAAGCAGCTAGCTGAAGTAGCTAACTGCTCCATTGTACGCTTTTAGAAGTAGCATAGGATACAACTATAGTATAAACGGATATCGAAATATTATGCAGGAAAGAAAACTAAACAAAAATTTCATTTTGTCACAAATAAAAGAGCAGTTAGCCCAGTCTAACTGCTCGACACAAAGGTAATAATCTAGATGCATAGATATTATATGCCGAATTATTGATTTTATTCAAGAAGAAGTAAAGATTTCTTTAAGAAACAGGAGGAACGAAACAAAAGAGCAGCTAGCAAAAGCTAACTGCCGAAAGGTTCCAAGCTGCAATCACTGTTAAAAAAGCTGCTTACAGGTAGTATGTACAGAATTGTGAAGATTATTCGGATGAATAAAAAGAGCACCTTTGAACAGTGCTCTTCAGAGAGGAGCTAATTAAGTTAATTAAATGAATGAATGTAAAAAGAATACCTTTTTTCATATGAGAAGCGTTGATTTTTTGCTTCAAAATAATATATGAACTTTGAACTGAAAAAGCGATAAAAAATAAAAGAGCAGCTAGCAAAAGCTAACTGCTCGCCTCTCGACCAAGAGAGCAAGAGTGGGAAGAATTTAAAACCACCTTTTAAATTCTTCCATAGTATCGGAAAATATTTAGAATTTTATTCGTGTAAAACATAAAAAGAGCAGCTAACAAAAGCTAGCCACCAAGCCCTCGGGTATGAAGGAAAATCAGAAACTGTATTTACATTATTAACGGAATATTGAGTTTTATTCAGGAGGAATGAGGAAAATGGAAGAATTACCAGATAAAATAATTGGTCTTGATCAGATTCGTATCAATCGTGGCATCGGAAAAATATGCAAATGTGAAAATAGAAAGTTTGTACTTGATACAACAAATAAACGAGTAACATGCCATAGTTGCAGTTCAGTTGTTGATCCGTATGATGCAATTGTAGATTTAGCAAAGCAAAGAGAAGAATTCAATAGACAAGCAGAGTTACTTTTAGAACAGAAAAAACAGCTTGCAGCATATAAACCACATCTAAGAATTATCAAGAGCCTTGAGAAGAGCTATAGAGGACGTAAGATGTTGCCGTATTGTCCGAGAGGTAGCGAACCGTTTTATTTAGAAGAATTAACTCATTGGATGGGTATAAGTTATGCGGAAAGACGTATTGAAAAGTGGAAAGAACAAAATCAAGCAAAATAATCCTTTTAATATAAGTGGTATGTAACTTAAAGTTACAGTTAGAGTATAAACAGAATTGGAAGAGTTACATGGGAATAGAACTTAATGAAAGGTTTATTTTAAAAGAAAGTGGTGATAAAAATGTATATCTGTCCAAAATGTTTAGAATGTTTCGCTGATCAATATGAGCTTTTTGAACATTTTACATTGTGTGGAGCGGATAATGATTCTTAAGTATTTTAATAAATTTAAAGATGTAGTTGGTTTATGAAGTTGATTCAGTAATATGTATAAAATCAATATAGAAGTACATTTAACAAATTTGCATAATTCCTAAAAAATACTTTTATAAGACGTTATTATAAAATAAGATAGTAAAGAGAAATTTAAAATTATTAACAGTGAGATGGGGAATTGAATAGGATTATATTAATTACTTAATGCTGGGATATGTTTTAAATGGAGAATCAATTTAAAGAGATATTTGGTGCATGGGTTGCAGCAATAGGAACAATTACTTCCGCTATTGGAAGTACGCCTTTTAATTTTATAAGCAGTAATGTAAGAAAGGATTTAAATGTTTATGGAAACGTATTACAGGCTGTTGGAAATGCTTTAGAGGCTGATGGTCAAGGAGAAGTGTCTCTTGAAAAAATCGGTAATGAAATCCAATCAATTGGTAATGTCACTGTAATATCTGGATTGATTATCGATTTTAAAGAAGAAACACAAATTAAATTAGTGATTGCCGGGAATTGGACACAGGCTTTGGGTGGACTTACAGCATTAGCAGATGAATTTGAGGATACATCCGATAAAGATGAATACTTAAATATTATAGGAAACTTATTACAATCAATTGGGAATTCATTACAGGCAATAGGAGGTATTGAAGAATTAAAAAGTATCAGAAATGAGGACCAGTCTAATAAAGAAGGTAATGTAAATGATGTGGAGAAAGATACAAACACTCAGGTAAACAACGAAACTAATGAAAATGAAGAAGGAAAGCTAATAGATATTATAGGAAGTTGGGTTCAAGCGGTTGGTTCTGTAATTTCATTAATTGGACAAATACGTGAAGAGAGTGAGGAATTGGAAGGGGACGATGAATAGAGTAATTTAATAGAACAATTAAAACAATAATTCTTTTAAATTGAAAGCAAACAGAATATAGTCCGGCTAGAAAACTAGAGGACACCAATTCATTAAAGCAGCAATTTAAGCTGTTTTAGGAATAGGTGTCCTTTTTATTTTGAAAAGGGAGATGGGAAAATGAAGGTGTTAAGAGATCAATTGCGTGAATGGGAAAAGCAATCGAACCAATCGAAAAAGAAAAAGAAAAAGAAAAAAGGAAAAGAGAAATTTAGTACTCGTGAAATTGAAGATTTAATGGGGATACATAGACCTTGCTATGAACGTAGACGTGGAGCGTTAAGACAAAAGTAATAAAAAATAAAAAGGAGTGGTCTTACATGACTAAACAATTATCTTTCTTACCAAAAATCGATAGAGCAGCAACACAAGAGAAGTTAGAGGGTGTTCTTGAAAGTGTACGTATATATAGACAGTTCGGAGTGATTCGTAAGGAAATGAAAGTCACTCCTTCTTATGAAGTTAGAGAACATGGTCCAACACATGCTGTTGGAAAGCCTTTGGAGGATGTGGCAATTGCAAATATACAACAAAGTGAGCATGAAGAGTGGTTGGAGTTAATGTCATTCCGTATTAATCAGTTTTTAAGTCGCTTAGGTAATAGTTGTGCAGGAAAGATTCAGAGAGATATTATAAATAAGCGTTATTTAGACGAAGAAGCCGTATGTGATTATATGGTTTATAACGAAATTGGAATGGCTGAACGTACATATCGCCGTTGGAAGTCCAGGGCGTTTTATAATTTAGCTTTTGCACTTAGATTAGAAGTTTATGAGACTGAAGGAAGGGGAGATAATGAATAATGAATTTTGTTCAACCAATACGTGATCCAGAGCAAATACAACAAATTAAAGAATATCTAAAAGAAAAGAATGAACGCAATTATATTTTGTTTGTAATGGGAATTAATACAGGTCTACGTATTAGTGACATTTTAAAACTGAAGGTTGGAGATTTAAAGGGTAGTCACATTTCAATGCGTGAAATGAAGACAGGTAAGCAGAAACGTATTCAAATTACTGCAGCATTAAGAAGAGAGTTAAAGTGGTACATTGAAGATATGGAAGACTATGAGTATTTAATTAAGAGCAGACAAGGAAAGAATCGACCAATAGGAAGAAGCATGGCATATAAAATACTTAGTACCACAGCAGCAAAGTTTGGTTTAGAAGAGATTGGGACACATACATTACGTAAGACATTTGGATATCATATGTACATGCAGACAAAGAACATAGCTTTGCTGATGGAGATATTCAATCATTCAAGTGAACGAGTAACGTTAAGATATATAGGAGTAAACCAAGATGCAATGGATAAAGCAATGACTAGGTTTAAAAATCTAATCATTGCTTTTTTGTTCGAGGATAGCAACATATGCTTATCGACTTAAGAACAGTAACTTACGCTTGAACATAAAATCAAATTTAGATGAGAAAAGCTATTTCAAGTGAATAGAATCCACTCTTTAAGAATACATAAAAAATATATATACAAGCGTAGTCTAATCACTACATCATTGGTGAAAGTAGAATTCTATAAATTTTGGAGGAAGAGATATGCAAAAAAAGGTTCTCCTGTTTACAGATTTAGGGATTGATGATGCGTTTGCTATACTGTACACCTTTTTTCGTAAAGACATTCAACTTGTAGGAATTGTGGCCGATTATGGAAATGTATCAAGAGAAAATGTAATAAGGAATATTAACTATTTGAAGTACATTGCGGGAAGAGAAGAGATACCTGTATTCCTTGGTGCTTCTGTACCGTTGACAGGTATATTGATTCAGTATTTCCCTGAGGTACATGGAAAAGTCGGATTAGGACCTATTATTCCCCCTGAAATTCCATATCCAGTTTATTCCTTAAATGATATTTATCAAATTATAGAATCAAATTTAGAAGATCTTACAATTATCAATTTAGGAAGACTTTCTTCGCTAGCTACGACTTTTGTATTGAATTTAGAAACAATGCGAAACGTAAGAGAATGCATTTGCATGGGGGGAGCTTTTTTCTACCCAGGTAACGTAACTGCTGTGGCTGAAGCTAACTTTTACTCAGACCCTTATGCAGCAAACTTAATTCTGCATCATGCAAAGAACTTGACGGTTATTCCTTTAAATGTGACTCAACATGCGATTGTTACACCCGAAATGGTCCAGCAAATCGATGCATTTCATCGGAATACACAGGATCTTGCAGGACTCATCATCAAACCTATGTTAGATTATTATTATAATTTCTACTCCAAGTCGAATCCTGGTATAAGTGGAAGTCCTATGCATGATTTTGTAACGGTGTGGTATTTGCTGAATCAAGAGGCTGTTAGCCTTTCAAGGGTACCCATTAAAGTAATTCCTGATCAAGGGGAAGGATTTGGTCAAAGCATTGCAGACTTTCGTTTTGTTACTAATCCAGGCTATAAAACGCATAATGTAGCTTTTCAGTTTGATTATGAAAAGTTCAAGAAGGATATTATGGAAACGTTCCTAAAGAAGAGAGTGTAACGGACTTTATTAACTTCAGATAATACGGATTATATGAATGAAATATCACTGCACTTCACGTACAAGAATACGAATTTTTTAGGGTGAAATTCGTCTAACATACAAAGCTTCCGAAATGTTGGCTGTATCCTATCACTATCAAGCTAACAGAATAAAATCTTCCTAATTTCTGGTACATTAAACCTTTAACTTGATGACCATGTGGTGCTACCCTATTCTATAAGGTTACTCATTTTTATTATGTTGTGTAACTCAAAAGAGAAAGTGCTATGAAGCTATCAATATCAAGGGCTGTAGCGTTTGGCGTAGTTACACAAAATATAAGATATGGGTAAGTGAAGAAACGGCATAAAAAAGAAGCGTAGTTCGTCAAATGGATGTAATGCTCTATTACTATTAAGTTGAGAAATTCATTGTTTCCGATTAATTGCATCTGTTTATTGTGATTCTTATTGATTTTAAAAAATAAAAAATCGCCTTATTAAAGGCGATTCATTTTGTATTCTTTTGATAAATAAATATCTTTTAAAATTAAATGCAATGTTCTACATTAACGTGTTTCTGGATCTTTGTCTTTTTTTCTAAGACCGAATAATCCTACTAGTCCCAATAAACCAAGCCAAGCCCAATTATTATTTTTATCACGATTATCATTTAAATCATTTGTCGTATTTACATTTCGAGTTCTCACATCATTATTAACTCTATTCATGTTATAGTCATTAACTTTATTCGTGTTATAGTCATTAACTCGAGTTGTAGTATTATTATTGTTAACTCTATTCGTATTATATCCATCGTATTCAGCATGGACGCTTGTACCAAAAACCGTAATAGTTAGTAATAGGGCACCTAAAATAGATGAAAGTTTTTTCTTCATAGTTTTCCCCCTCCTTTCATATTCAGTAATGTCTCCAGTTTTTTAGGCAATATTCGTTTGAAAATATATAAAACCATTTGAATTGAAATGTATTTATTATTTATAAGAATAAATTTTTGGTAACTGTACATTCTATGAGAGGTAATTACTATATTTGGGTAAGGTGTTCCTTATGAGTTATAAGAACTTATTTTCTTTAATCCAGAACATGGTTAGGAAAATTTTTTCTATAGTAAGTATTGTTGCTAAAAGTCTAATTTCTTTAAGGAGGAATATTTTTATGGGTATTTTAAGTGGAAATCCACAAAATGAACCAATGCACTATGGAGAAGTCTTTGGGATTTGGAGTTACCTTGCAGCGGCACAAGGTGCAATTGCTGGATATCAAGTTCTTATTAACCACACAGGAGACGAGGATTTAAAGAAATTTTTAGAAAACCTTGTAGAGAATGATATCCAATCAGAAGTTGAAGAATTAAAAAATATATTAAAATTGAATGGTGTTGCATTACCACCAGCACCTCCAGAAAGACCAGTTGCATCTATTGAAACGATTCCTCCTGGTGCTCGTATTAATGATGCGGAAATTGCAGCTAAAGTTTCTATGGATCTTGCTGCTGGGTTAGTAGCATGTAGTCAAGCTATGGGACAATCCCTTCGAGAAGATGTAGGAATGATGTTTGGTCAATTTCATATGAAAAAAGCACAAGCTGGAGCTATATTACTTCGTCTGAATAAGAAAAAAGGTTGGATTATTCCGCCTCCATTACATGTTCTACAATCAGATCAAGCATAATACCTAAATAAAATTCAATCTATTCTTTATGACTGTTGCAGTGAAGTTGTCTAGAAAAATAAAGGTTATTAGTGAATTAAAATAAGTGGCAGAGTCGTGACCGCTTTTTGGCAGTAAATGTGCCGGCTGTTTTGGAATCAATGTGATATATTTGTATTGTGAGTAGTGGCGGAAAACATTACTTATAAAATTCCTGATAACTGAAAATGGATCGTCATAACCGGTGGCGAAGGTTGCAGATTGGATGAACAGTTATTTCTTGTTTTCACATTTAATTGCAATTCACGTTGTATAAACGGGGAAGGGCTTTTGCTCTTCTTCCAGTTACTTAATAATGTACAAACAAATTGATGCAGCAATATTAGGTGATTGGAAGAAGGAGAAAACTTCATTTACCGTAATTGAAATACAAATAAATAATTGATATCAGAGCATCCATTCAGGTGCTTTTTTTTGATATGCTAATTAATTAGAAATCGGTATTCCAAGTACTCTTAGAGCTAATGCTACTTGAAGAGAAATCTCTAATCTAGCAATTTCGATACCAGCTACTGTAAGAACTAAAAAAAGGTTGGCCATTTACAAACAAAACAAACTCAACACAAACCAAATATTGTAAAGAAGGTTCAAAAACTATCTAATGTAACACATCATATATTTTGTTACGTAAATTTCGATAAAAATAGAGATAGTTAACTAAATGAAGTTTATGCAAGGGAAAGTGGATGTTTTAGGCTAAAAATAGCGTAAAATCAACGATGTATAAAAAATGTTGTAAGTTGAAGTTCTCGGAAGTGCCATAAACTTTGATATGACGGCATATTTCCCAAAAACCTTGTTTACATAAGTAACCTTATCGGTAGTCATTTTGAATATGTATTCATTTCCCGTGCATATAATAAATTCCCTAACGGATTTTTAAAAATAAGATTCTTTTTCATGGTAATATGGAAGAAAAAGGAGATGACGCATTGGTTACTAAAGATATAACTAAAAAATTAAAAGAATTGAAAGTTAATGGCGCGAATATTGATTTCTCCGACGCTTTCGTAAGGTTAATTGAGAATACGAAGAAAGAATGGATTAATGCTACAGAGTCTATAGATATTACAGAGTGGACATGGGGAGTGTTAGTCACTTCGCGTGAGAAAAATGGATTTGAAATGGGTGTTCCCGTTGATGTAGTTGCGATAATCGAAGAAGATGACAAGTCAATTCAAGGTACAATCATTCTTGAAAATATGGAAACTGAATCGAGTAGTGATTTGTATAAAGAGGAACTGCGTTTTATTGGCGTGAGTAAATTAGATGGATACGATGCTGAAGTGAAACCATCTGATGACAATGTAATGCCATCATGGCAACCGTGGTTCTAATGATTAATAAGAAGATTTTCTTAAAGTAGCGAATCCGCTGCTTTTTTATTTTGTAAAGCGATTAGCGTGAGGTGGTGTAAATGGAAGAAGATAATATAACAGTTCCTACATGCTCTGTTTGTAATGAACCCTGCATGTGGACATTAAAAATGCCATTAACTATTACTCATTTTGATAAAACATATCTCCGTGAAGCAAATACAGATAATGCTCATATATGCATTGAGTGTTTAGAGAAGGAAGTGCAAACAATTGGATAAGGGGGCAGGTGTTATGTAATTATGGCCAGACAACGAAGTCCAGACCGTAACAAAGCGTATGAAATATTTAAAGAACATAATGGTGATATTACGAATCGTAAAATTGCTGAATTGTTGTCTACATCCGAAAAAACTGTAAGCGAAAAAACGGTTGGTGGATGGAAATCCAAAGATGGATGGATAGACAAATTAAATGGAGTACTCCATAAAAATGAACGGAGTATTCCAAAGAAAGATGCGGAGTACTCCAAAAAGAAACCAGGAGCACCCAAAGGCAATAAGAATGCAGTAAACAATCGTGGTGGAGCTAAAAAGGGCAATAAAAACGCCGTCGGTAATTCCGGAGGTTCTGCTCCACTGCGTAATGGTAATGCTGCTACTCATGGTTTGTATAGAAAGTATTTACCGCAAGAATTATATGATTTAAAAGAAGCGCTAGAGGAAGCAATTAACAATGATCCTTTATCGATTCTATGGGAAAGTATAATGTTGCAGCACGCTCAAATCATTCATGCTCAACGTATTATGTTCGTTAATAATAAAGAGGACATGACAAAGGAACTACGAAAGAAAAAGCTTAGTGAAAGCGGATTTGAAGAAGAGTGGGAAATTCAATTTGCTTGGGATAAACAAGCAAGTTTCTTAAATGCTCAATCTAAGGCACTTTCTACCTTGTCTGCTCTTATTAGAGATTTTGACAGACTAGCAAATATAGATGATGAGCGAAGGGCCAAACTTGAATTTATCCAGGTTCAAATCGACAAAATTAAATCTAATACTAATAATGATGATAACAATATTGAGCCAGTTGTCATTGTAGACAATATCAGTGGTGATTTAAATGTCTAAAAAGCAAATCGCTGAAATACTTCCACCAGCGTTTCATCAAGTATGGTTAGCCCGTAAATGTGAAGCGATATTAAAAATAGTTTGTAAAGGCGGTCGTGGTTCTGGTAAATCTACTGATATATCTATTTGCATTGTGATGGATATTATTCAGTTTCCTGTTACAGTTCTTTGTATACGTAAAGTAAAGGATACAATAAGAGAATCCTGCTATGAGCAAATAAAAGAAGCTATAGAAATACTAGGTGTAGAGCATTTATTTCGTTTTAAAGAAAGTCCGATGGAAATCATTTATAAACCACGTGGGAATAAAATCATATTCCGTGGTGCTGATGATCCTGCAAAAATCAAATCTATTAAGATAGCAAAGTATCCAGTTGCTATTGCATGGTTTGAAGAATTGGCCGAATTTAAATTAGAAGAAGATGTTTCTACAATAGAAAAATCTATTTTGCGTAAAGAATTACCGAATGGATTGCGATATAAAATGTATTACTCATACAACCCACCGAAGAGAAAACAATCCTGGGTTAATAAGAAGTTTGAAACGCAATTCAGACCAAAGAATACATTTGTACATCATAGTACATACCATGATAACCCGCATATTTCTAAGCAGTTTGTAGAAGAAGCAGAAGAAACGAAAAGGCTGAAACCGCAGCAATACGAACATGAATATGAGGGGAAACCGACAGGCAGTGGTGTTGTTCCATTTAGTAACCTTAAATTCAGACGTATTACAGATAAAGAAATTAAAACATTTGATACTATACGTCAAGGAATTGACTGGGGTTATGGGAATGACGCGCTGTCTTTTGGTCGTATGCATTATGACAAAACACGCAGGAAGCTTTATATATTTGGTGAAATACATGGTGTTAAAATCAGTAATCGTTCATTAGCTGAAAAGATAAAGAAACTCGGCTGGGATGATGTTGAAATAATTGCGGATTCTTCTGAACCAAAATCAATCGATGAAATGAAAAACGATCATGATATTAAGAAAATCAAGGGTGCAATTAAAGGGCCTGGTTCTGTTGAATACGGAGAAAAATGGTTAGATGATTTAGTAGAAATCATAATTGATCCTGAGCGTTGCCCAAAAACTGCAGGTGAATTTGAAAATATTGATTATGAAGTTGATAAAGATGGTAATCCGAAAAACAGATTACAAGATAAGGACAATCATAGTATCGATATGACTCGTTATGCATGTGAGGACGATATGAGTAAACGTAAAGTAGTTATGGGTGGAAAGGTTAAAAGAATGTAGTCGAGCATTTATTGTTCGGCTATTTATTTTGCTCTATTAATAGAAGAAAGGAGGACATACAAAGGATATGAGCGACAAGAAAACCATAAATAATGTAAAAGTAATTAGCGTTAATAAAGCTGCAGATGATCCAAAAAATAAGGAAGATAACAGCAAACAAATGGCAGTTGACCCATTCGCACAAATATATGGAGATAAGGGATTGGTTAAGCCCCCTTATGATATGAAGGTACTGATGGATATAAAGGAAAGTAACCCTATTCATTCTGCTTGTATTAGTGCCAAAGTGGATGATATTGCAGGTGTCGGTTTTGACTTCGCACCTTTTGAAGAAGTGAAAGAAGCAGCGAGCCAGGAGCAATATGAGATGCTAAAAAATTTCATGCGGAAGTGCAACCCAGAAATGACAAGTTCAGAAATTCTTAGAGCTGTATGGGAGGATTATGAAACAGTTGGCTGGGGCATTATTGAAGTTGTTCGTGATAATAAAGGTGAAAGTCCGGTAGAGCTTTATCATATACCAGGACATACAGTACGTGCTCATAAGGACAAAATACGCTTTGCTCAAATTGTAAACAATAAAGAAATCTGGTTTAAAAAGTTTAATTATCCAAATGATTATCATCTTGCAGATGGTAGGCCTTTAGGTGCAGATGATCTTGCAGGAAATGGAACAGAAAAAGCCGGAGAAGTAATTGTTATTCGTAAATTTGGTTCTCGTTCTTCTTATTATGGAATACCTAATTACGTTAGTTCTATAGGTTCAATAGTGGGTTCACAAGCAGCAAGAGATTACAATATCGACTTTTTTACAGGTAAAACCATCCCGGATTCCATTTTATTTCTTGAGGGAGTCGATGAAGTAGATTCTGGAACAGAAAATGAACTGAAAGCATTCTTCTCTGCAGAAACAAAAGGAGAACATCATAAATTAGCCGTTGTACCTGTGCCAGATGGTGCGAAAGCAAGGTTAGAAAAGATTAGTCCAGATGTAAAAGAAGGTAGTTTCCGTTTATATAAACAGGATAGCGCAATGGAGATATGTGTGGCCCATCGTGTACCGCCTTATCGTATCGGCTGGGCTATGACAGGTTCATTGGGGCAAACAACTGCTAAAGAAATGAACGAGATGTACAAGCGCTCTATTATAGAGCCTGGTCAAGAAATCCTAGAGCATCGATTGAACAATCAATTGTTCCGTGTATTCGCTGAAATACTAGGTAGTTTAGATTGGCATTTCAAATTAAATGAAATTGATACGGATGACCGTGAAGCGGATTTAAAGTATGCAAAAGACAGTTATGAAGGTGGAATATTAAAACTGAATGAGTCCCGTAAGGTAGTAGGTTATGAACCTGTACCAGAAGGGGATAAATTCTTTGATGGTACAACTGAATCTTCTCTACCGGAACCAATTGCAAAAGCTGCAGATAATGAGCAAGATAACTTAATTGCTATTAATACATTTAGGGAAAAGCATGAAGAAATAGAGAAAGCTATGCAAAAGAAGGTAGCTGATTTTTTTCAGAACAGGGAAAACGGCTCTTAAACCTGCTTCCCGTAATTCGTATTAATAAAGCAGATGAAGAATTTGTTCCTGTAATTAATGAAGCAGAAGTTGATGAATTTCTTGATAGTATTGATTGGGATGAAGAAAGACAAATGTTTGTCGATGAAGTCACAGACACTCTGCAGGATGATGTAACAGAATTTGTACAAAGTGCTATAGCGTCTAATGGTTTAACCTGGGTGGTATTAGATCCAATTGGTGATGTTACTGCAAAATGGGTTGCTGCTTATGCATTTGAATTAGCGAAGGGAATCCATGAAACTACTAAAGATAGATTAAGAGAAACAATGTTAAAGAATCTTAGTGAGGGAATGGGTGTCGATGCATTAAGTGTTTCTATTGCAGATGTAATGTCAGAAGCAAGCAACTACAGAGCAATGATGATTGCACGTACAGAAACAACATATGCAATGAATTACGGCAATTTAATTGCTTATAAGGGCGCAAATAGAAATAAGAAAACATGGCTTACCGGAAACGATGAACGTGTTTGTAAAGAATGCGGTGGTTTACATGGTGAAACAGTAGATATTGATGATCTATTTAGCAACGGAAAGATGTGTCCGCCAGCTCATCCACATTGTCGCTGTACTATGATTTCAGAAGAGTAATAAAATACACCTATTTGATTGGGGTTTCATCGTCAAAACGTATACGGCTTTAATTTGGCTACTATGCGTTTTGACAGTGGAACCCCAATATTTATAGGGAAGGAGGTAGAACAATGGCATACGAACTGAAAAACGCCGAGATTAGTTATATTTCATTGGTTACAAAAGGTGCAAATGGTCGTCAATTCGCCATTATGAAGAGTGCGATTGCTAAACAGCCAAATATATCAAAGCAAGTTCCGATCCTTAAAACAGAAGAAGAGAAGCAACTTGTTACAGGTATTGTATATGAACCAGATGTAGAAGATTCACATGGGGACATAATGACCGCAGAAGAAATAGAAAAGGCTGCTTATACCTTTATGGAAAATTACCAACACATCGACAAGCAACATGATGAAATCGCTGGTAAAGGAACAGTTGTTGAAAACTGGATTGCTAAAAGTGATATGACAGTAGGCGAACAAGAAGTACAAGCAGGAACGTGGCTTATGACTGTTCGTGTTGATGATGCAGACACCTGGGAAGAAATTAAAAAAGGTGAAGTCACTGGTTTTTCTATGGGTGGATTTGGTGAACGTGTAGAAATTGCCAAGACTGATGATTTTACTCATGAAGATAAAGGCCTTATTCGAAAAATGCTAGATTTCGTTAAAGGTGAAACTCACAAAATCGCAAAAGGCGAAGTAAAAGACCGCTTTATTGATGAAAAACAAAAGCGTGATTTACGGGCTGTATTTAATTTGTTTGAAGATGTGTTCTATTGGGAGATTTGGGAAAGTAACCCCGATATCGAACGAATGGCAGCTGCTCTTGATGATATGAAAGACATACTTTCTTCTATTAAAAGCGGTTATACCATCTCGAAATCAGAAGATAGTGTACAAGCAGAAAACATTGTATTAGAAAGTATTAAAAAAGCTGGGAAAGTATTATCCCAAAAGAATCATGCAAAATTAGATGAAGCATTAGCTTTAATTACTGAAATAAAAGAAGCTGCTTCACCACAGGAGGAAGAGGAAATGAAAGCAGAAGATATGGCAGAGATTGTTAAACAAGCAGTAGAGCCACTAGCTACCAAGTTAGATAAGATTGAAAAACAAGTGAATGGTGAAGAAGTAGAACCGACACCAGAAGAGCAAACGGATGAAGAGAAAGTTGCAGTAGTTATTCAAAAAGCATTGGAGCCATTTACTGAACGTCTTGAGAATATCGAAAACGCGGCTTCTATTCGAAAAGGTTTAGATCCAGACGAAGAATTTACACCAGGACAACAACAAATTAAAAAGTCTAAATGGGCAGGAATTAACCTGTAATATAAGGGGGAAATATTAATATGGGCACAATGAACAATCAGGATTTATTAAAACGTGTATCTAGAATTGAAAAGACAATTACTACAGGATCAGTTTCTTCTGGTTTATTAAATCCGGAGCAAAGTAAAGAATTCTTTAGAATGGCATTTGACGCAACGCCATTCTCTCAATTACATCGAAAAGAAATGCGTAAAGCAAAACAAGGTGTACTTGATAAAGTTGGTATTGGCGGCCGCATTCTACGTAAGAAAACAGAGAATAAAGATGAGGATTACCGTGCAGGAGTTACTACATCAACTATTCCATACAATACAAAAGCACTTCGTCTACCTTGGGAAATTACAGAAGAAACTCTGCGTGAAAATATTGAAGGTGAAGGCTTTGAAGATACTGTAATGACACTTATGTCAAGTCAAACAGGTATTGATTTAGAGGATTTACACTGGAATGGTGATGTTGAATCATCTGATCCATTTTTATCAATTAACGATGGTTGGTTGAAGAAAATTTTAAAATCAAAAGAATCGCATATTATTGACCACGCTAAACTAGTAACTGGTACAGGGGAAGAAGCAAAAGCTAATGGATTTGGTAAAGGATCAATCTTTGCCCTATCTGGTGTAATGCCAAATAAATATAAAAATAGTAATCTACGTTGGATTATGTCACCAAATCGTAGAGAAAAATGGATTGAATATTTAACAAATCGTCCTACAGGGGCAGGTGATGCTGCATTACTAGGAGCGGGAGACCAAGTTAATAAACCGATGGGATACGGAATTGTTACAGTTCCTTCTTTATCAGATGACATTATTATTCTTGCAGATCCACGTAACTTTATTGCTGTTAACACATATGAAACTCGCATTCGTAAAACAACAGAAGGTAAATCTGCAGTAATGGAAGATAAACGATTCTATGTAATTCACTTTGATGATGATGCTGTAATTCAAGAAATGGATGCAGTAGCAATCCTAACAAATATTCCGGGTGCGTTTGGAGCTTAATATCCAGGCGTATTTTTTATGGAAACAAACTCTTTGTTATTAGGGGTTTGAATGTATACTTTTTTATTATTTTCTTGTTTTTAATAGAAAATGAGATATAACCAATGAAACCAATAATACGAATGTAAACTTTTCATGCATTAGTTTACATTCGTATTATTAATAAGAAAAACCAAAGCAATTGCTATGGTTTTTCTTTTAATGACCTAAACTATGTTGTAAATGCTCATGGCATTATATGTTGGATTTCAAAAAAGTGTTAAAACTTAAACTTTAATAATTAGTTTACATTTGTGAAAGGGGTGTTATTTATGAAATTAGTTACGCTGCGATACGGTGGTACTTACACCGCTTATGGACAAAAGTTTAAAAATGGCCAAGAAGAAACAGTTGCGAATGATAAAGCTGATTACCTTGTAAGTACTGGACATTTTGAACTTGTAAAAGAAGTCGATAAGAAGGAGAAAGAAACATAATGGATATTACCATACAGGATATTAAAGACCGCGTAAATGTGCAGAAAATGCCCGATAAGGTTATTCAAGATCTAATAGATTACTACGCAGTTATTGTTAGGAAGTATTTAAGAGTTAAGCCGGAGAATCCAATGAAAGAAGTCATTCAAACAAGCAAACTAGCTTGGCTTTCTTTTCCTGCTGAATCTATAGCAAAAGTAACTCATGTTAGTTCGAAACAAGATATGACCGATTCTATTACTGTAAATGGGCGTATTGTTTACGGTTTATCTGAAAATCAGTTATATGAATTCGAATATAAGATACAAGATTATGATGATCTGCAGGTACTTATGAAGAAATGTATTATTGATTTGGTTGTTTCTGCAGTAGTTCGTGCTAACTTACAACGAAAAGGTATGAAGACATCGGAGAATATTGGTGATTATTCGTACCAGATTAGCCCAGAAACGCTAGATGAACCAGCTACAAACAATAAGATACTCAATGGTTTAAAAGGGTTTAGAGCAAGAGTTAAGCCGGTGATGTCCACATGAACGAAATGTATTTCGATGATGGTGGAATGGATGATTTATATATTCATGAGGTAGTTGTAAAACGAAAAATGAAAAAGAAACAATCCTCTGGTAATTATGCAGAAACAGAAGAAGACATTTATGAGAATATGACTTGTCGTGTAACTACTAATTCTGCTGCTGATAATGAGAGATTTAAGCGTGATAAACAAAATTTCGATACAACTTTTAAGATATATGCACCTGCTTCTTACAAAATTAAACCTAATGATCGTATTCATTTCAAAAGTGAAGAATTAGGTGTTGATTATACGTTTGAAGTTAAAGGAGAGCCGCGCAATCCTGCGTTTATGAATCACCACATTGAAATTTATTGCGAAAAGGTATGATTCTATATGGCTAATTCGGTAGAAATTGAGTATTCAAGCAATATGGAGCAAATAAAGACGCATATTAACGCTATGTGTGTTGAAAAGGTCACAGCAGCATCTATTCATTTACAAAATCAAGTTAAGAAGAATCTCACGGGTAGCCGTAGCGGTAAACAATACAAAATACCTCATACGAGTCGTAAATATACTGCTTCTAAACCGGGTGAAGCTCCTGCTGTTCGTACCGGTGACTTGTTAAATTCGATTAAATACAATGTTAAACGGTCACAATCAGAGGTGTTGGGTGCAGTAGGGAGCGACTTGCAGAAAGCAATATGGCTTGAAACTGGTACAAGTCATATGGAAGCCCGTCCATTCCTATTAAAAGCGTTTGAAAAAGAGCGCAGAGAACTTAAAAGAATGATGGGAGGGTAATAGATGTCTAACGCTATTGCAGCTATTAGAATGCTTGTAGAGAACGATGAAATAATAAAAGCTAATCTATCAGAATATGGTGAAGGCGAGGACAAAGGCCCTGCTCTTTCATTTCAAACTGCACAAGATGATATGGAAATGCCTTATGTAGTTATGAGAATTGAAGCAGATAATCCGGATGATGTTGAAATTATAGATCGTATGATTCTAAATTTCGATGTGTATTGTGATAATGGGGATTATGATAAGGCAAAGTTAATTGCTACACGTATTGAAAAGTTACTAGATAGAGAAGTTGGTTTAAAAGATGATGGGATACTTTCTATACATCGTGCAGGTAAACTGCCGGTACCGGATGAAGATCCATCTATCATTCATATAAATGCGAAATTTCTTGTCCGAACCATGCGAACGGACTTGTATTAGGGGGTAGGACAAATGAGCTGGAAATTAATTAATGGTGTCCGTGAAGGGACTACAGATAATTTTGTTATCGGTCCTGGTGTCATGTACAAAGGGTTTAAAAGTGTAAAAGAATTAGGTGATCTTGTAGGAGCGACTACAGGCGGAACTAAAGTGGGTTTTGATCGTGAGTATTATGATGCAGATATTGATGGTGTACTAGGTAAAATGGTACGCGGTAAGTGGTTATTAAAAGATGAACCGCATGTAGAACTTACATTAGTAGAGTTTACAAAAGAAAACCTGCAGTTAGCTTTACCAGGGATGACGGTAGATAGTACAACTGAAACAGATTACGATATTATGAAACCTTCAAATGATATTCCAGATTCGAATTACCATGACATCGCACTAATCGGTATGATTTCGGGCAGTGAGTTGCCAGTAATTTTTGTAATTCGTAATGCAATGGTAGTTTCATCTATTGAAGTGGATCTAAAAGACGGTAAAGGAACGGTTGGTTTGAAATGCAAGTTTATCGGTCATTACAGTGAATCTGCACCAACTACACCACCATACGAAATCTATTTACCAAAGAAAAAGAAAGCAACAGTACAAAAAGCACCGGCTACCGTATAAATGGTAGTCGGTTTTCTATTGCATAAAACGAGCTGAATACAAAATAAGGAGCGGACAAAATGACTTCTATATTAGAAAAAATGATGAATACCGGTACAGAAATTACAATCTTAGGTGAAAAAGTAACAATGCGACGATTAAATGTAACGGACGTTTGGCGATTCGCTAAGATTATTTCGAAGGTTGGACGCAACGCAATAGTTAACTTTGCAGATTTCGGCAAGGATAAGCAAGCAATGGATGAACTAACTAAAGCAGCAGAATCTCTTCCAGAAGAAGAAAAACAAGCACAATTAGTTGCACTTAAAGAGAAGCAGCAACAAAAAGGATTAGAATTTGCTTTCCGTGTTCTAACGATGATCCCTGCTTGTGAGGATGATTTTACAGAGTTCTTTGCTAGTTTATTAAAAGTGAAAGCCGAAGAATTTAGACAGTTCCCTCCGGAAGCAATGGTTGCTGTTATACAAGGCCTATTAGAAAGTGAAGACCTAATGACTTTTTTCAACCAGGTCAAGGGACTCGTGAAAGTTCAGAGCGAGAAATGGAGCCAATCAGCAGCAGCTCCGATTCAAGCTTAAACGAAAATTCAGATGAATATTTAGAGGAAGCCGAACAAAACATGTTACGTGCTTTCGATAAGATCCAAAAACGGTATGGATGGACAGATGATTATGTCTTATCAATACCGTATTCGCGTTTAATGGACCTGTTTTCTTTAATTGCACGAGAAGAGCAGCAAGAAGAACTAAATGAGTGGAAGAAGATGGCGTTCATTGGCTTTCAAACTCGTCAACTTGAAGAAGGTACTACTTTTAATGATTATCTTCAAGCCTTTGGATTAACTGACACCCAGGACGATAAAGAATCATCTTATGAAATGGGTGAAGTATGGACGAAAGAAGAGTGTGAAGCGCATGTTGCTCAAATCATGGCTCACTTCCAAGAAGACGATGAAGAATAAAATGGTTATCGGCCCCGTGAAAGGGGGTGCGTAAATGTTAGCTGAAATGTTCCAACTGTTCGGAACGATTGGTATTAAAGCAGAAGGCGCTTATAAAGATTTACAACAATTCGAGGATCGTGTACAAAAAACTGCAAATGGAATGCATGATAAGTTTCAAAAAGCAGGGGAATCAATTAGCCATGTAGGTAGTAAGATGCAAGAAACAGGCGCAAATATGACTGCAGGTGTTTCATTGCCTTTAGCTGGTATTGGTGCTGCTGCTGTAAAAGTAGCGTCTGATTTTGATGCGTCTAATAGAAAGCTAGAATCTACACTTGGTTTATCAAAAGAAGCTACAAAAGAGCTTGGTAATGTTGCAAAAGATACCTGGAAAGATGGATTTGGAGAAAGTATTCAAGAAGTTGATGAAGCTGTAATACAAGTAAGTCAAAACATGAAGAATCTTTCTTTCGATGAAATGCAGGGAGCTACGCAGAACGCTATGACTCTTGCGAAAACTTTTGACACGGATGTGAATGAGGTTACACGAGGGGCCGGACAGCTTATGAATCAGTTCGGTTTAAGTGCAAAAGAGACATTTGACCTTTTAGCTTCTGGTGGACAAGCAGGATTAAACTTCTCAAATGAAATGTTCGATAACATTTCCGAATACGCGCCTTTATTTAAACAAGCAGGATTTTCTGCAGAAGAGATGTTTACCATTATGGCAAATGGAACACAAGATGGTTCATATAATCTCGATTACATAAACGATCTTGTGAAAGAGTTCGGTATTCGTGTACAAGATGGATCAAAAGGTGTAACAGAAGCCTTTGCAGAAATGAGCCCAGAAACTCAAAAGGTTTGGGACAATTTCAATAAAGGTAAAGGAACTTCTGCAGATGTATTTAATGCCGTCTTAGGTGATTTAGGTAAGATGGACGATAAAGTAAAAGCAAACCAGCTTGGTGTTGCTGTATTCGGTACAAAATGGGAAGACATGGGTGCAGACGCTGTATTAGGGCTAAATAACGCTGATGGTGCATTACAAAACGTTGATGGCAGCATGAAAAAAATGCAGAAAACGCAGCAAGAAGCTTTTGGTGTTCGTTGGCAGAAACTTGCTCGTACTACAATGGCATCATTAGAACCGTTAGGACAAGCCATTTTAGACATTGCAGAAGTTGCTCTTCCTCCAATCATTAAAGCAGTAGAAGTTGCTGCAAAGGCTTTTAGTTCTATTCCTAAGCCAATTCAAATTGGTATCGTAGCAATTTTAGGTATGGTTGCTGTATTAGGGCCATTAATTGCCATGATGGGCTTTATGACAAGTGGAGTAGGTGCATTTGTTGGCTCGTTTAGATTCCTTGTACCAGTATTAACAAAAGTACCAATGCTATTTACAGGGATACTAAAGGTTGGCCCTAAACTTATTGGTATGTTTGGCGGAATAGGAAAGGCCCTAGCACTATTGGGCAGATCCATGATGACTTTACTGATGAATCCTTGGACGATTGCCATACTAGCAATTGTAGGATTAGTATATCTGATTTATAAAAACTGGGATGACATCGTAAAATACACCAAACAAGCAGTTAAATGGATTGGTGATGTCTGTTCTAAAGCTTGGGACGCAACCGTAAAAGGTGCAAAAAAGGCATGGAATGGTTTAGGTAAGTTCTTCTCTGGATTTTTGAATGGTACAAAAAAACTTTTCAAATCTGCTTCATCGTTTTTGGGCAAAGTCTTAGAAGAAGCTTGGAAATATATAAAACAAAGAATTGAATACAATATTAAAATTTGGAAAAACATATTCGAATTTGGATGGAATGCTATTAAATTTGTTTTTAATCTAGCATTAAGCGGTTTGAAAAAGATTGTAGAAGGTACATGGAAGTTCATTAAGAATAGTGTCCAAAAAGCTGTTAACACTTGGAAAAATATATTTAACACTGGATGGAATATTATTAAAAGAATTTTCTCTATAGCTTTAACTTTAATAAAGCAGTACGTAAAAACCGAATTTGAAAAAATGAAAAATACAATTTCCAGTGTTTTTAATACGATTAAGGATATTGTAAAAAAAGCCTGGGACGCAATTAAATCAACCTTTACTACAGTATTAAAATTCTTAAAAGATTTTGTGAAATCTTCTTGGGAATCTATTAAAGATACAATTTCTAGCGTTATGAACACAATTAAAAATGTGATTCAATCAGCTTGGAATTTTATAAAGTTCATAATCATAAGTGCAGTACGTGAATTTGTTGGGTTTGTAATTACTAATTTTAACAAATTATATAACACAATAACCGATGTTGTTGGCGGTATAAAAGAATTTATTGTTAGTAGCTTTAAAACTATAAAGAAAGCAATCACTGGTGCATTTACAGGGGTTGTAGATACTGTAAAAGATGTATTTAGTAAGGTTGGTTCTATAGTAAAAAACGTAGCAAAAGATGCAGTTAGCTGGGGAAAAGATATTATCGCAGGTATCGGTGAAGGGATGTCCGGTATGGCAGATTGGCTTATAAAAAAAGCTAAAGGAGTTGTTTCGGGAATACCTAAAGCCGTATTAAAGTTCTTTGGTATCCGAAGCCCATCCCGGTTAATGATGGAATACGGGGGCTATATTACAGAAGGTCTTGGTGTAGGGATGGAAAAAATGATTCCTGCAGTAGACAAAGCTTCTGAACTATTAAATAAAGCTGTCGTTCCACCTAAACCAATGAAACTAGTAACGGATGTATCTAATCAAATTGGACAAATGGGAGCACGTTCTGCTGATCTAATCGGTAAAACTGCACATCCATTTGCTGGACAAACCCACGTTGAGAAGAAAACAGATAATGGCGTATCAATTCAAAATGCTACATTTAAAGTCTCTGTTGAAAAACTACAATCTGCAGACGACTTTGTAAAAATGAGAAAGCTGCTACAAAACGTAGTTGCTGATGATCTAATGGGAATGGCGGTGCGAAATATATGAGTATATTAAAAACATTGCATAGAAGAGCTGGTTCATACCATCTCTTAGGAAAGGCTGCAGAGTTAAAAGACACAATACGATATACCATTGATTTCTCATGGCCAGGGACATATAACTTTTCGTTTTTGTCCCAGGTTCCTATTGGTTCTGATGGAATGCTACCGAATAAATACTTTGTTGTTCGGGTTAATGGGATTGAAAGATTCAGAGCACGAGGTCCTTATGATTGGGAAGCGAGAGAAATCTTTGTTGGTGCAGGTCCACAAACGATTGAATTTACAACAATCGGTTATGGTTCTTCTGACGTAGCATATATACGCGACGTACATTATTATGCTTTTGGACATGTACCTAATATCGAAAAGATTGAACAAACAAAATTACCGAAATCACTAGATGGCTTAAAAACTTATAATGTCATGCACGGATATCCTCGTTACCAGAGTGCGGGTAATAAAGGTTGTGAAGTAGAATTTACGGCTCTATTCAACGATATCAGTCATTGGCGTGAGTTCATGAGGGAAATATATCGCCCTCATATTATTACAGGTGATTATGGTACCTATGGGGGTATTATTCCGCCGAATGAAGTAGATGCAATACGAAAAGGAACGCTAGTCATAGCAAAATGCAAATTAATATCTATGTCACAAGCAGGAGTAGGAGTTGATGGAATGTGAGAGAAGGATCTATTTCTTTAATTAGAATGTTGGGGAGCTATTTCCAAGTGGGGAATAACTCCCCTAATTTAATTGTTTATATGAAAAGAAGAGACTCTTCTTCTTACGTACAAATACAACACCGTGTAATAGGCTTAGAAGTGCAGGAGAACGCAGATCAGTTTGCTAGTACATTTACTATTAGTTTTGCAAATGAATACGGGGAAATGGCTCCCGATAACTGGTATGGTAAGTTTTCTTCTATTCAAGAATGGTTTTATAACAGTGAGGTAACAAATACAAACCAGCTATATCCGCAGACTGAATTTAAAGTGTCTATTGGCTACGGTGAAGAAGCTTTGCCGTATATACATGGTTTTGTATCTGATGTAAAGGTAAATGCCGAAAGTGGCACGATTTCAGTTACCTGCACTACATCCTATAAGAAGGTTTTACATAAATCAGTAATCCCAACACCTGGATCAGATGAAATTGTTGCACCTACCGGTAATGTTTATGATGTTGTGAAGTTCTTCTTCCAAAAAGCCGGAGTTGTCCTTCACGGTAATAGAGTAAATATTCCTGGAACCAATCAAAGTTGGATTGTTGAAGGAGCAACAGGAAAGAGATTTCAGAAATGGGATGAAATTGTACGCGATATTATAGATACAACATTCCACTATATTAAACACGAACCGGATGGAAGTTGCACATTTATGAAAATGCCAGACTATGCAATTAATGAACCTGCAAAGTTTAGTTTTAGAGAAGGGGAAAACCTTATCTCTTTAGATATGCAGTTAACTGACCAGGATATAAGTAACAGTATTGTTGTTAAATGTGGAGATTACGCAAACGGATTTCTTAATTCGTTTCTATTAAAAAATGTATCGCAGGGTGATTTACGAGAGGAAATGATAGAAGTTCCCTGGGCAACAACATTCTTTGCAAGAAGAGCGGTTGCTGCAGCTTATCATTTAAAAGCAATTCAGAAGTTCAGAACATTAACAGTAGCAGTAGTTGGTGATCCAAGGATTCAATTATTTGATGTTATTTCTGTTTACAATAGAGATTCCGGCCAACAGTGGAATTACTTCGTTAAAGGTATTAATACAATGATATCTGCAGATGATGGATTCCATCAAACTTTAGATTTAACTGTTAACTATGGATATGAACCTGCTCCCTATACAGATATAACCGGTATCACAGTAAATGTAGATACACTACGTTTAAAGCTTTGGGATTGGGATGTAGAGGATGGAGATTTATTAAATATTTATTGTAATGATAAATTGATCGAAGAAAATTATTTCATCCGGAACAATCCAACATATGTTGATATTCCACTTGAATACGGTGTGAATATCATCGTATTTGAAGCAGTACGAAATCCTAAGGGGATTCTTACAGGGCGTTTGCAAGTACTGGATACACAAAATAATATCTTGTTCGATTATGGTTCCTTACCAGATTTATCATTTCCTCGGGTAAATCAAGATGCAAATCACTATTATATCCAACGACCAGCCAAAACGTGGTCTGTTACGAGGGTGAACTAGGGGTGATTCTATGATAATGCAAAAAAACTTATATGATCCTATTATGTATTTGATGAAAGGATTAATTGATAGGCAAATATATACCGGTGGTAAACCAATGCCTGGGAATGACCCAAATGACGTATTTAAAGAAGGCATGACCGAAGGATATACGCTTATTCGTGACGGTGCTCGTCTATCTGCAGTCGATGGTGATAAATATCTGCACTATGATTTAGCCTTTAATACACACGGTATGCTAGAAAAGGTTCTTGTCTCTCATAAAGTAACCGGAAAAGAGATGGAGATACAATTAATATACAATGCACAAAAGCAATTAGAGCGTGTGCAGCCTAGACTTCTTAATAAAGGTAACGGTATACTATCTGATTTACCAATTCCCGATGTGTCGTAATGATGCACGGGAATTTTTTAATACACGGAAAAGGGTGAATGCTCTTGTTTGAAACAACCTATTTAGCCGGTGGCCGATTAGATCCACCTTTCCATCCGACAAAGACAGAACCATTTATACCTGGTTTCATTATGGATTCTACATCATTTAAAACGGACGAAAAGAAATATACATTACCTGCAGATATGGAGATTTACGCAATTAGTGTTAGTTCATCCATTTACGAATTAGATGATAAATGGGATTTAATCATAAACGGACAAACCGTTTGCCAAGATATTTATACAAAGCGGCTCCCGGAAGGTATGCACTTTATGGTTTATAAAGCGATAAAAGCAGGAGACACAATTGTATTTCGATTCCATAACCAAGGGATTCTTGATAAAACAGTTTGGTTTGAATTGCACTTTTTAAAATAAGGGGGCGTATTGATGAGTTTTGCTGTTACCTATATGGCTGGTGGAAGATTCGACGCACCTTACTTCCCAACAAAAACAGAGCCATTCATACAAGGGCGAAGAGTTGGTATACATGATGAAATTCATGTAGATAAGTTTTCATTACCATTCGAAACAGAAATGATTGCTTTTTCTGTTGCTGCTTCACATTACAGTGATTCGGACTACTGGAATTTATTTATTAATGGCCAAAAAGTATTTAAAGACGTTTATGTAAAAGATGTGCCGGAGGGATTTAATTTCTCCATTGTAAAGCCTATACCTGCTAATGCAGAGCTAAAGTTCGAATACCACAATGCATCCGCAAAGAAAAAAGCTATATGGCTGAATTACCAACTATTAAGAGATTAGGGGCGTGAAATAGATGGCATACGTTGAAAAAATGTATACAGAAGGCGAATTCCAAGACGAAATTGTTAAATTGGTAATCGCTAACGGATGGAAGAAAGTAAAATCATTTTTCAGAGCTGTTTATCCAGATATGGAACAGAAATCTGACGATGATACAAAATTTGAATTTGGCATGAGTAAGCACATGTTAGTGAAGAACAATAGCGGTTCTATTTATGGGATTGCTCAAATTTCAAAATGGTCACTTAAAAAGTCAGAGATTAAATACAACTTCACAAATGAAGAAGGAAAGAAAGCTTTTGCCGAAGACGGTAAAAAACGTCTAGAAAGTAGCCGGGATCGTTCTTGCTTTTATGTTTACATGATTGAAAAAGAACCAAGCGTTGCTGATGAAGGTGTACTTGTTCTCCCTTATGAATCTAATAAATTTGAAAAAATATTATTAGATGTGGAATTAACTAAGATAACAGTTACTACAAAAGTAAGTCCAGGTGGTGGCGGTAGTACTTACAAAATTTACTCTTACGATGAAGCAGAGACACAAGTCATGATGTCCCCTTGGGTAAAGGTAACATTACGAAATACGAATTTACAAGGTATCAACGCTCAAACAAATTGGTGGCCGGATTCATTGGTCCGGATTAATGGCCAAGTTGATGAAAGCCGTGTTGTTTTATTAATACAAGCTGATAATACACCAGCCTTTGAAAACAACGTAGTTCCAGTTACACCGCTTTATATGGGCCAATTAGAAAGTTACGCTAATGATGATACATTAGGTGATGCATTATGGGCAGGAACAGCTTTTGATACAGGTAATGAAGAAGCATCACATAAATTCGATTTTAACGATACGAAACCATATAGAAATGTAGAAAACTACATGCCTGTCATGAAGTCTTATCCACGTTCCCCTGGTAATGGTATTGATAACGTGATTATTAAACGTTCAAGATTAGGAGCGAGGTACCAGGCTCATTTTATTGCATGGAATGTAGCGCCTAATGCAATGCCACCAGATCGCGTTGGTAAAGATGGCGGTCAATATTCACTAGCATGGCAGTCACAAGATAATGACGAATACAAATATCAATTTAACCCGTCTGTTTATAGCAATAAAGTACATACTTCTCGTGCTTATATTGTTCATCCAGACGAAGGTGTCCGTGGGTATTTACCTTATATGATTCTGTTATCTCCACTAGGTTTATTAAATGGCGATAGATTAAAAGTTAGAAAGAATACTTGTCCAGATTCACACGACATTTACAAATTCTTTAATATAGATGCTATTTCACCAATTACAAAAAGACCTGCTACGGCGTATCGTCCTGCTGGATTAGGTATTTTTGAGAAAACAGTATAAAGGAGTGTACATATATGTGGTTTGATAAAGTCGTATATTTACAAACATTACCGCAAGAATTAGAAAAACTATTTGCTGATAACGGTTGGAAACGAACGCTATTTTTCCAAATTAAGAGCGGCATATCAAAATTTATTGATGTAAGGTTGTTTGAATCATTAGGAAGTGATGGAGAACGCAGAAGATTCGGTATAGCAAATGCGTATGACACTGCTGATTCTGATTTCACTGATAGCCGGTTTATTTCTGCAGATTCTCCACTAGGCAAATTAGGGATGGGAGATGGAGTGAAGAAAGACTTCTCTATCCCTGTTTCTCCTGTTCTTGGCCCTTCTGTCATTGTATATGTAAATGGGTTTGAACAAGAGAAGAGTAAATATAAGGTGGATGCAACTACAGGAAAAGTAACATTTACTACCGCTATTGCAAAAGGTGATAAAGTAACATGCGAATATAGATTAGCTACCAATACATATGAGCCAAACAATGACATGCTGCTATTCACTTTCAATCGATACTTTATTGAAAAAGAGATCCTTTCCGGTGATAAATTAGGGGAATTAGGAAAAGGAAATGGAACAAAAAAGAACTTCGCATTACCATTCCCTAACTTTGACGAAAGCAGGACCGTAGTTTACAAAGATAATACTATTGTTGATTCTAGCGAGTACTCGTTCACTGAAACGGAAATTGTATTTAAAACCGCACCTGCAGCAGATACAACAATTAAGATTAGCGGTATTTATTTCTTATTACCAAAAGAAGACGGAACACTGGATACATTAACGGCAAAAACAAGTTTCGATGTACAAAAGATGGAAAGTATTATGGGTGAAGTATATTCTACGATAAATTTCGTGAATCCATCCCCTTATACATCCATTAGTTTTACACCGGAGCAGCGTTTCTCTAAAGAATTAAATCGCGACTCTGTTGTTTATCTGTATGGGAATGCAAACAAGGACCGCTTAATTATGTTTATGCGTGTAGATCCAACACCAAATCCAGTTCGTGCATTATTTGTTCCGTTGTATATCGGAAAATTATATACATTCGATGTTGCACCAAGAAAAAACATGATTATTTTAAGCGGCTGCAGACCAGGCGACCAATTTGTATATTCACCAAATAAGAAAATCGGTAATGCGCCACTGGATTACGGTTCTGATACATCAAACGGAAACGAAACGGTTCAATTATCACAATCAAGTACAGGAGCAATGTACCAACACCATTATTTAGCTTTCATCACACATGATATGTCAGTAGATAGTGGACAAGGACGCTTTAACCCATCGGTTTATAGTGGTAAATACCATTTATCTCAAATTTATATTGTGCATCCAAATGATGGCTATGTTGGAAAGCTGGATGATGTATATGCCGTTCATCCAAAGAATGTCCAGCAAGCCGATGAGCTAGAAATTGAAAAAACAGTTGTAGATGAAGTACTTGGACAAGGAGACGGACACCGTAAAGTATTTCATTTAGAACATAAGCCAAAGGGCGAAACGTTACGATTATTCATTTCATGTAAAGAAGTAGAAAAAACAGATTATGTATACAATGCAGAAGATAAGACTGTTACATTTAACGAAGCACCGGTTATCGGTTCTGAAATCACAGGCGCTTATGAAATGGCTCAATTATATCGTTATACATTACCGACAACGCCAGTTTGTCCTATGACACAAGCGAAAGCAACACCATTTAATCCAATTGGTTTAGCAATCTACAAAGAAGATATTTAAGCATAAGGGGGTAGCAGAAGAATGAGTGAAAAAGTTTATTCTATTGCTTCCCCTTCTATATGTACCAAAGAAAAAAATCATGTTGTTGTCGTTGGTTCTGGACCTAATCAGAATGAAAAAGTTTATTCTTTCTCTATTACACCAGCGAATACAGAAAACAAAAATGATGTTGATTATCCAGTTTGTATTGCTCCTTATGCGAGATATAAGGCTGTTAAAGAAGATAACGCAGGAGTAACTGCCACTAAAGTAAGAGCAAAAGGGATTTTAACAGATGTTGTAGAGAATGCATTGCGACAAATAGAGGTAGAAGCCTACATTTCAAATACAACTGATATTGATTTAAATCGAAATATAAATGTGGCCAACATTGAAATACAGCATTCGCAACGAATGGACAGTATTTCTGTTCAACTAATTTCTGTAGAAGCATCGCAACAACATAGACGAATTTTCGATATAAACCATATCGAAGGGGTAGAGAGCGAAAAACCAAACGAGATAGAGGCAATGGTACACGCTTCTGATGAAACAGATCTTATAACGAATAAATATGAAGCTGCACCGATCATACAGCAGGATTTACTACAAGGTAAGTTACGTGAATTCGCTGCTGGTGTGGAAGTATTACCAGAATGGGTAAATGTTGCACGTATTGTATACGGTGAGGGTTTTTATAATGACCTTATGGCCGACAGAGTTACAACGGATTATGAAGCTGTATCAATGCATAATGAAACGAGCGAGATTGTTACCAGGGAGCTAAAAGCTACACATGCAGAGGTTACTTTATCTACTGCAGTGCCAAATATATTACCTGTATCCATTGCCGAAAATGAAACTGGTGATATACAGCAAAAAGAAATGCTTCTTCATGCTCCAGCACAATTCGAATTTGGTACAAAAGAGCGAGAAGTCAAAGGGCTCATAGAAGAATTTGATTTGTTCAATGGTATGGGTATACCGGTTTATCTTCCGGATTATGATTTATTTGCTCGTATGCAAAGAGACATTGAAACATCTATTGCTGCACAATATGAATCGAACCGCTTAGAAGAAATAGAAAGCGTGAACCTGCTCCCTTATGAAAATATAGAAAGCGCGTATTTAATTCGTGACATAGATATAGAGCAAATTAACCTGGATCACTCTATTCGAACAAAGGAACTTGCTGCAGATGTTATTGCAAGTAATGGATTAAGCAAGAAAATAAATGTATTTGATACTGAAAGAAATGAATCTGCATCATTTACAAGAACAAAAGCACAGTATGCGAATGTAGATACAACACACGCATTTGAACGTATGGTAGAAACACTTGATTCTGTTTATACCGATCAACAAGAATTCGCAAATAAAGAAAATGTATTTACTGCAGATGTAGAGATAGGACAGGAAGTTAAAAATGCTTCACGGGTATTAGCTGTTAAAGATATTTCCGTAACTGACGATGCAAATAAATTGCAAAACATATTCGTGATACAGACAATTGTCGCAGAAGAAGCAGAGAGGTTACATGAAATAAATGCCGGTATTACTGATGCAGATTATTCTCATCGTATCTTAAAAGAATTACAAGGCGTATCGCCAGACGTTACTTTTGCAGAAGTGAAAAATGAGTTGCAAGCAACTGTAGTTGAACTGGATCAAGCAGATAAAGAAGATTCTGCAATACTTACACATGTAGATGAAATTTCTTCATTCGGATTAAAAGAACGCTTAATTATTACACATGTAGATACTGATGAAGTTGCCAATAAAACAGAAAAAGAATTTCAAGCTAACATAGAAGAGTTTGATTTATTTGAGGGCCTTGGTATTCCTGTATATCTTCCAGAATTCGATTTGTTCGGCCGTGTTCAAAAAGAACTAGAAACACGAATTATTTTACTTAATAATTCATCTAAATCATTAAATCTGATGCAAATGAAATTAGATCAAACAATTGAATCTGAAAAAGCAATAAAAGAACATACAACTGCAGTAATTGAAGAAGTGGCTTCTGACATTGTTCCAATTATCTTAGATGCTGAACATATATCATTAGATATTTCTTATAAACAGGATACACAACAAGCTCTTATTACAGAGCAAGAAGCCTTTACCAGTATACGTGAATTTGAGGGCGGAATTATCTCTGATATAACACCAGCCGATAAAGAAGTTATAACAACAGATGCAAATGTAATTGAAGCTGTACATGCAGCAAGAGAATCTGAACAATATGCAATCGTTAGTGAACAAGAATTATTAGAGCGACAGGCTAGTATAGACGCTGCGACTAATGAAGTAGATACATTTGATAGGAAACGTGAATTAGAAATCGCTACAGAGGAATATGAACGATTTGAACGTACACCAGAACGAGAATCAGTTCTAGAGGATAATGAACTATTCAAAATGGAGAGAGTACTAGATACAGAAAAACCAGATGAATTAATAGTTATTGAAAAAGAAAATGGTGATCCTAAGTTATGGCTGCGACATAGCCGCCAATCTTGGTGGACAAATTCAAACTGGAAGAAAACAAGATAAAGAGAAGGTGATAAAATGGCAAGCCAATTAGGAAAAAACTTATTGCAACCAGAACCAGGGTGGACTCGTGAACATTGCACTTTAGAGAATGCAAAGCCAGGTAAGTTTTTTTCAAATGTAGACTTAACCGGCAATATTACAGGAGATAAATGGCGTGTAGTTGGGGATTCTAGCAGTTTAGAGCGGAATAGTTCCTGGTATGTTGGTGACTCTTTAGGTCGTTCATTTTATTTTAAATTTACAGGGACTGCAGTGCGTATATTATTGAAAAATTTTACAACTCATGCATTTAACATTACTGTCACTATAGATAATATAAGATATGTTGGTTCGGTACCTGCTTATTCTGCTGAATACTCTCTTGTCGTATTTGAGCAACTTAATCTAATTAAGGGTGAACATAACGTTAAAGTAACTACAGAAGGAAGGGCTTCTGGTGCACCTGGATCTGCTTATACGTTTTTAACTGCTATTGATTACGCAGATCTAGGCGCTAAAGTTGGTGATGTATTAAAAGAACCGGAACCTGATTGGAAGCGATTTGATGATACAGATAGCAACATTCGGTATACAGGACCTTGGTTTCATAATAGTAATGCGGTAGGTGACTCTAATAATACGTTGTCATACAAGAACTCAGATCATGGTACTGAATCAACAAAATGCGAGTTCGTATTTTCTGGAAAGGGAATTCGCATTATTTCTAAATACATCAATAGTACAAGTTACAGAGATCCAATAAAAATCACTATAGACGGTTCTTCTGAAACTTACACACTTTCTCCAAAACCAGCTATTCTTCAATGTTTAGTTTATGAGAAGTTGGACATTGCACCTGGAATTCATACAGTTGTAATTGAAGCTCAAGATAATATTATAGATGCTATTGACGTATTACGGGGAGAATTACTATCACCAGATTTAATTAAAAAGCCTAAAGTATCCTTGTATGAAAAAGAAAGTGGAAAACTATTTGTAGATGATTTTGATTCCGTAAATCCAAAATGGCTTATGTCGCCATCAAATACATTTAATAATGCTGTTAAAAAAGGATTCCTACGTATGAATCATTCTGCAGATAAAGACGTTATGCTTTTAATCGATAAACCACAAAGTAACTTTGCAATCCAGGTTATTGCGGATTATGCTCCTACAAAAGAAGGAGATGAAGGCGGCTTACTGATTTATCAAAATGAAAAGAATAAAGTTGAGTTTCTTGAATCCTATTCTTCTAATAGTTCACAAAGTAATAAAGAGTGGATGGCGATATGTAAGGAAGATCAATGGGACTTTTACACAAAGACAGATACATTTTTTGATTATACGGATAACGATTCATTAGCAGCAAAAAGAATTGGTGTTGTTTTAAAAAGAGGAACTGCAGAGGGCTTTGTACCGCTAGACATCAATAAAATTATTATGACAACAAGCAACATGTTACGTCTGCGCCAACTATATGAAAATTATAAGGTTGTATTAAAAGATACTGCAGATAATATCCTGTCTACTAACATTGTAGCTGCAGCTCATACAGGGATTGATATTCTACTTCCTTCTTTAGAGTTCGAGGGAATCATAGAAATATATGATGAAGAAAACGAACTACTAGCAAAGAAACAAGCTACCTTCTATGGTGGAGATATGTATTGTATGGGTTCATCCCTACAAATCAAAATGAATAGCGCAGAATTAAATACAACGGATCCAACGAATTTAGGTTACATGGTGAATAATGAGCGTATTGTAAAAATGACAATCATAAATGACAACATCGGTGCTGCTACAAATATAAAACTATCCATTCAGCAGTATATGGAGAAAGTTGGTTACACCTGGGCGCTTATTTCATTAGATGGCACTAACTATTTGAATGAAATACAAATTGATTCAGTAGCCGCACAAAGCACGCGTGATTTTTGGGTAAAGGTTGTGAAGGATACAAATTTCCTAGCATTTGAACCAATTTATTTTAATATTAATCTAAAACATAATTGAGGTGAATACAATATGGGAACTGTAATGAAATTATATAGATATACATCCGCAAGCGAGATTACACCGTCAATCCTTATTGAGAGGAATATACAAACTACAATTGAACCAGGAAAAACTCTATATACTCCATTGGATGTAGGTTGTAACAAATACGATATTCGCACGATTCAAGTTACAAATGATTCAAATGTTGAAGCAATGTTATTTATGTACGACCAAAAAGAGAATGGGAATCAAATTTATAAAAGTTTATCAGAAAAAAGAACATATGATATTTTAGCCATTCCTTGCGAGGATAAAGATCATACAAACAAGGTCCATCTTTATATAGAAAATAGGGGCGTAGCAAACTCTACTTTTAATGTTTCTATGAAAGCAATACGTTTAAGTTAAGGAGGAATATATAAAATGACAAATAAAATTTGTAAGTTACACAGACTAGAGCGCAGAGAAGTCTTTATGAAGATTATCGATGAAATGAAAAAGGCTGGATGGCAGCAATTAAATGCTGATGCGCCATCAAAAGATAAAATTTACGTCATGTACTCAAGCGGTAACGACGGTATGAAGAACCATTCTTTAGAATTGCGCCCATTCGATTACGTCACTGCAACTAGCAAAGATATTATAGCAGGGATATATATAGACTATGATATAAGAGACCCTGATAAGTATGCTACTGATGCAACCTTTAGATTAATTGAACGATATGATAAAGAGCAGGATGTTACTTTCGGAGGACCTGGTCCTTTCTACCCTTTGTGTTTTCATCAAGGGAAAGTAACTAACAGCACTAGTGTTACTACTATTAGTAAACCAATTGCTATGGTGGACCTATATTTATACGTTGATAAAGACATTGTTATCTATTGTGTTTATGAAAACGATGATAATCTTCCAGAACGAAAAGGAAAAACTGTAATAGGTTTATTTGGCATTCCAGATGAACTATATCAACAAGAACAATTCACACCTATATCTTCTCCTTTTAGTGTCTTGGTAAGTGTTTGTCCAAAGTCCCCTGGTGCAGCAATGGTAGCTGCTAGAAGTAAGCTTATATATGATGGATTAGATAGTATTCCTGTTAATACTTTCATTTGGGATAAGGTATTTTTAAAGGCACCTTCTTTAGAAGGAAATATAATATTCACATCATTTTTTATGGGAGATAACGTAGATGGATTAAGGGCAAAATTTGATGGCCTTTACACATATAGAGGTTCAAATTTTGTAACTGGTGATATCGTTGAAATTTCTCAAGATGAAGAAGTGCAGAAATATAAATTATTTAACACCTACTACTCAAGTGTATGGAGTTCATTTCCGGAGTTCAACATTGCATTAAGGGTAGAATAAGGCTGGTGATTTTATGACAATAAAAGGCATAATAATTCAACCAAAAACACTGTATCCAACCGTACAACGTAAACCACAAATACGCAAAGGATCAAAATTAGAAATCAGTGACATGTATATTACAGGGGTGAGACAAACCACCACACGAAAAGGGGTTATGTTTAATTTCTCCCGAAACGAAAGCAAAACTACTGAAAAAGCAGTAATGAAACCACCACGTACTGAACCACTGGAATATGCATGGAAGAAAATGAACATATAACTTTATCGAAATTGAGCGTGTTGCAGCAGGCTTTTTTATTTTGGTCAAAATTTGAAAGGAGGTGAAAACTTGGAAAGGATTCACGAACTTATCAAGGCATTGAATATAAGCGATGTTATTACAAGTACTCAATTTAAAGTAGGTGGTGCTATTGGTGGTGGATTAGGAACAATAATTAATTTACTCTACGGCAAAGCTAATTTAATTTGGATTTCAATTTACTGCTGGATTATCATGCTTGACTGGATTACTGGTAGTAAAGCTTCAAAACTAGACGGAACATACTCATCACAATATGGAATTGAGGGCATCACGAGAACCGTGGTGCTTTTATCATTACCAGCTCTTGCACATTTATTTGATATTGCTCTTAAACTACCTGATTTCTTTTTCTTCATGGTAGTCGGTGGATTGAGTTACCACATTTTTAATAGTTTCGCAGCAAACTGTGCACGTATTGGCTGGGAAAAATGGATTCCTGCATGGTTATTAGAAAGTGTAGCATCCGAAATTCAAGCAAAAATCCAAAGAAGTGATGCACGAAAAGAAAAACATAATACCAAATAAAAAATACACGCCTTACATAAGGAGAGCATTGTCAAAAGACGGTGCTCTTTTTGTTTGGCAAAAAGGGGAAAATACACAATGAAAAAACCATTTAAACTATTCAGCTCATTATTTATGACTCTATTACTCTTATTTTCGTTTGCTACGGCTTCATTTGCCGATAGAGTACTAATCATCCAAGACTTACCGAAACAAGCATATCGCTACGGTGTGGGCGCTTATGAGGGCGTTGTTGCACATAGTACTGCAACACCAGAAGCACCAGCAATTAATATTAGAAATTACGAAGCTAGAACATGGAGAAATGCATTTGTACATTATGCTGTAGATTGGAACGAAACAGTCCAAATTGCTGATACAAAATATGTTGCTTATGGTGCTGGACCAGCTGCAAATAAAAGATTTGTTCACGTAGAACTTTCTGAAACTAGCAACCCAGATAAATTTAAATCTTCTTACGAACGTTATGTAAAACTATTAGCTAAGATTTTAAAAGATAGAGGGATTCATCCAAGCAAAGGTTTATGGACACATAAAGATATTACTTACAAATTAGGTGGGACTGACCATGAAGATCCGATTAATTATCTTCGCAGTCATGGTGTATCAGAATCACAATTCAGAGCAGACGTACAAAAGGCGTATGAAGGCTCAACAGTTACAGTTAAACCAAAACCACAAGAACCATCTCAAAACGTTGTAGGCGAAACAGGAGTAGCTTATATTGATGGATTTAACGTAAACCTAAGAAGTGGACCATCAACAAATTATGGTGTTATCCGTCAATTAAATAAAGGAGAAGCATATCAAGTATGGGGAAAACAAGGTGATTGGTTAAATCTTGGCGGTAACCAATGGATTTATAACAACCCATCTTACATTAAATATCAAGAGGAACAAACTGCTACTTCAAGTTCTGTAGTAGGAAAACGTGTTGTTTCTAAAGTGAACGACCTTCGTTTCTATGATTCTGCTTCTTGGTCTGATAAAGATGTAGCAGGAACTGTAGATGAAGGGCTCGGATTTACTATTGATGCTAAAGTATCTGTTAATAGTTCACCACAATACAAAGTACACAACAGTAAAGGTACAACATACTATATAACTGCAAATGAAGCCTATGTGTATGTGAAGTAGAGAAAAGGGTATGCCCAAACTTAGGCATACCCTTTTTTTGAAGTTCTATACGATTGCTAAAGCAACACTGTATAACAACCAGGGTTTCCGTAAACGAATCGAAACTCTACGCCAACAGCAATCACAAACACCTACATCAAAACAGATAAAACGTGAGATGACTGACAATAATAAAGATATAATTATAGAATCGTTAAAGCGAAGAATTAGGAAGGTCGAAGAAGAAAACAAACAATTACGGAATCAATTAAAAGTAGCATACGCAGATGTATACCAACGGATATAAGTAAATAGAAAGATGTAATTTTATCGTACACACTTAACATTTATCACTCTTTTAATTAAAGGTATAGGAAATTTCACACAAGTTCCCCTATACCTTTGATTATATTAGCTTTTCTGGTCAGAAGGATGATCAATTGAATCAGCTAGTTTATACCAACTCTGTACAAAGAAAAGAGAAAATATAGAATATATATTTCTAGTAGAATTGTATGTTATGCTGTTCACCTAAATATTTGATAAATTAATTCTTTTTGATTTTGAACAAACTAATCACGTAAATCAATCTGTTCTTTTTTATCATATATGTGCTTTTTACTTCTCCAAGAATGGATATATATGCGAAAAGACCTTAGTCTTAACATACAATGTACACGTTTCTTAATAAAGTGTTACTCTTGTTCTACAATGCTATTCAAATATTTGAGAGGTCTCGTTTGGGTCATAGTAACATATTACATTTCTAAATTATATCTATACGTTATCAAATCAACATAAGCCAATAACAATTAGTTAATGGAAGATTAGGTGCCTCTGAGATTACTGTTGTATTATATCCTACAATAAAACTAGCTGGTACAGTTGCAGAAGCCCACCCTGCAGTGAAAAATTGGTTTGCAATTGTATTACTCGAACTGAAAATAGGTGTTTGCCCGGTAGAACTCGAGTCAATTCCGATAATTCCCTTTCCGGCGGTATTTTGAACACTGTTTCCAATAACTTCAATAAATTTAAAAATATTAAAATTAGCATTAAATAGTAAGACAGGTACATTTCCTTCATTAACTGTAGTATTGCTTAGAAGAAATAACCCAAAATTTGTACCAACAAATTCTTCAATTACTAATAGATGTCTCAATGTAAAAGGAGAAGAATTATCTTGATTATTATTGCTTACTATTAAATTCCCTTGTAATGTACCAGAATTAACAGCTATATTAGTGATGATAATAAATCTGCATCGCGTGTTACCTGAGTCAGACACAAAGGTATTACTGTCAATAATACTTTGCCCTGAAGTAGAGGAAATAATGATATAGAAGTATCCATTGTTAGGTGATGCAAGGGGCGCATAAGTAAAGTTGCAATTTGTTATTTGAAACTCAGTTGCTACAATAGCGATACCGAGTTCACATACTGAAATTTCACAACTATCGATATATATCCCTGTTGCTGACAAATTATTAATTGAAATAACAGACTCAACTCCTAAAACAGAGGGGAAATTTTGGACGATAGACATGTTTCGGAAAATAACATTGGATACTGTAACATTAAACATAGAGATTACAGTATTCAAGGTAGTAATAACGGTAGTTGCCCCTATTCCTTGCCCCTCAATTGTTACTGATTTATTAACAGTGACAGTGGATGTAATTATAAAAGTCTCAGCATCAAGCAATAGTCTGTCACCGTTATTAGCCACAGCTAAAGCTGCATCAATTGTCGTATAGGTTTGCGTTGACCCAACAAGGATTGTGTTTCCGGTAGGAGCTGGAATAGCTCTGACCATCGGAGGAACTGGCTGAGAGAGCTTATAATACGTGATCCCTGTGGATAGGTCAATGTAAATATCCCCTAAATCTCCAATGGCGCATGTTGGAGCACCAACTCCTGTTAAAACCGTAGTACCTGTTGGTCCTGTTGGTCCTGTTGGTCCTGT